CCGGGCTTGAACACGCCATCCGCACCGATGCGCCCGTACCACTTGGCGGCGGGGTCGCCCCACTTGCCCGATGCCACGCCCACGGTGTCCTTGTTCTCGGGCTTCGCCTTCTCGGAGTCGGGGCGGGTGTACGAGAGCGTGACATCCTGCCCGTCCACCGACATCACGACCTTCGGGAACTTCACCGTGAGGGCGGCGAGGCGGAACGACTCCACCAGCCCGTGCAGGTTGAGCGAGGGGAGGGGGTTCTGCGCCTCGTTGATGAGGCGGTCGATCCACTCCGACTGCTTCGGGGTCGGGTTGCCCTTGACGAGCGCACCCATGAGGGAGGCGGCGAACTCCGCCTTGTCGGGGCTGCTGCTGATGAGGGCGGCGAGGGCTGCGATCTTCTGCGACTTGTCCATCTTGCTGCGTCCTATCTGCCCCGTTTGGGGCGTTTGGGTTGATGCCCTAAAGGGACGATGAGCGGGGGAAAAAGGGCGGCGGGAGTAAACGGTGAAGGGGGAGCCTTGCGGCTCCCCCTTCGGGGCGGTTGCCACCGTTAGGCGATGGCGGTTTCGGGGGTCGGGCAGTTGTGCTTCACACAATGCCAGAGGCGACCGATGAAGGCGAGGGAATCTCCCTCCGCTGCTGCCTTGCGGTCGAGGCTTGTCCACGACTTGCCTCCCTTGCCCGTGATGCGGGCTTCGACCTCGCGCCCGTCACCGGCGCACCCGAACGGCTTGTCCTGCTGCTTCTGCTTCATCTTGCTGCGTCCTTTCTGCCCTGTTGGGCTGACCCAAAGGGGCGACGGGAGGGGGAAAAAGGGCGGCGGGAGTATCTTGCGCTACATACGCGAGAGTTCGCGCTTACCCTCACGACGAGACTTGCGAGGGTCACGCGACTTCTTGCCCCAAGTCTTGGAGCGAACGCGACGACCTGCTGCGATCTCGTCCCGACTTGCCTCCCAAGCAAGGCGACGAGCGATGTCAATCTGTGACTTCATGGCGACTGGCTCCTTTCTGCACCCCAAGAGGACGCTTTCCGGGGGAAAAAGGGATGCCAGCCGCCATGTATGCGCGTGATTGGTGCTTACTTGCCCTTCACGATGGAGAGGAGCAAGTCGCGCTCAATCTGTAGCCGCTTCATGTCTTCCTTCATGCGCTTCATCTCCGCTTCCAACCGTTGGCAGCGGGCGACCCATTCCTGCGTGAGGGAGTCGGCTTCCTTTGCCTTCTGCCATTCCCACGATTCGGTGGTGTTCTTGTAGTAGTCCTCGTTCATGCGTCTGATCCTTTCTGTTGCCCCAAAAATGCCCCTTGTGGGGGAAAAAGAGGGATGTACTCCTCTCCCCTTCTTTCTTCCCCCATGCGTTACGGTGGGTGCGGTGCTTCGGTGCGGTGCGTTACCGCTTGTTCGGTGGCTTGAAGTAGCCGTTACAGGCGTAACCGACTCCAAGAAAGCCAGCAACAATCACGGGACTACATCCCATCCAAACACCAAACACCCACATCGCTCCCGCTGACACGGCGAACGCTACGCAAAGCGTGACGACTGCTCCGATGATTCCGTTTCGCATCCTGCTGTCCATGCCTGAACTCCATGCGGTGCGGGGGAAAAAGGGGAGGGGCTTTCGCCCCTTCCCCCATTCGGTGCGGTGGGTTAGCGCACTTCGCAGCGTGGTGCGAACATTCCCGCCGCAGTCTTTGCCCGTTCCACGACCCAAGCGGGGACGCTGTAGTCCTCGCCGTCGATCTCACCCGTTTCGGGGTTCTTCGTGCCGACGATGCACACATCGCCCACGATGATGTCGATGCCTGCCCCGTACACGCCTTCGTAGAGGCGCGTGGCGACAAGATTGCACGGCAGACCGTTGCACTTGCCTTCCTCGTTGCAGTACATCATCGCACCCTTGCCCAGGTCGATGCCTTCGATCCATCCTCCCACGGCGGACTGAAGGGACTCCAGACCCGTGTTCTCCACTTCCTCCATCTGACCGTTCATCTTCACGACGAGCATCTTCTTCATCTTGCGATCCTTTCTGCCCTTTGGGGCTGTACCCTAAAGGGACGGGGAGAGGGGGAAAAAGGGCGGCTGCCTTGTTTCAGCAGACAGCGTGACGATACATCAGCGCGATGCCCCGCTGCATATACATGATGTTCGACCACATCTGCCCCTCAGACGAGGCACTCGTGATCTCCCGAAAGAGATCATTGTCCACCGTTGGGTCAGTCATCACCCAACGAGGCCCGTTCCAAGTCTCCTCCAACTTCATCGGGAAGAAACCATACGGCAGACCAAGCGAGTCATGCAGACGCTCGTATGCGCTCTGAAGTTCCACGCCCATCTTCTGAGTAGCCATCTTGCGTTCCTTTCTGCCCCAAAAACGACGATGGAAGGGGAAAAAGGCGGGAGGGGACTTTCGTCAACCCTCCCGCCCTATCCGGGGGACTGTACGGCTTCAGATCAGACCCAAGATCCGTAGCCACGACTTCGGATGATCCGGCTCCACGATGTCGCCCCACGGCGTTTCGCAGACGCAATCATGCACCATGTGGTCGAGTTCCTCGAACGAGGGAACTTCGCACCACTCGTACTCCCCGTCCTCGTTCTTGAGGTACTTGTGGGAGATGATGCCATCGGTGCGGCGAGTGTAGCCATCGGGGGTCTTGATCCACCGCCCGGTGCTACGCGACTGGAGGTGGGTGGGCTGACCGTGACCGTTGTCATCGGCGTAGTCGGTGGGCTTGTCGGTGAGGTTGACGAACTTCGGCTGCATTCTGATCCTTTCTGTTGCCCCAAAGGATAAGGCGGCGGGGGAAAAAGGTGGGGAGGGGCGCGCTCGTGATGCAACCCCTCCCCTGCAAGATGGTTCGTTACGCCTCGTCATCCTGAACGGTGAACGATCCAACGGTATTCCCGTTGGCGTCCTTGATCGTGGCGTTTCCCATGTCTCCATGCAGAACTTTGCGGGAAAGTCCCTCAAGAATGCGCGAGACTTCGCCGTACTCGTCGGTGCGGAAAGCGTCGTTGTCAAGATTGATCGTGATGCGGAGTTCAGCCATTGCGTTTCCTTTCTGCTGAAAGTCTACCACGGTGGGGGGAAAAAGGCAGCGGGGCGGGGGAAAGGATCACCCCGCCCCGCAGGACGCAAGAGTCAGAAAGAATCTTCCCCGTACATGGGGTCGGTGTAGAACTCGTTAGGTTCCCACATTGGTTCGTCAGACGGCTCGGCATACAGCCACTCGCCGTCACCGTCATCGCTCTCGTAGTTGTCGGGATCAGCGGGGTCTAGCGATGGGTCACTCATTGTCGCCTCCGAAAATGATCTCCCAACCCTTCGGGGAAGTTCCGCTGATGATGAACTCACGATCCTCCGGGGCGAGGTACGGGAACGCGAGTTGCGCCAACTTGCCACCCTTCCACGCCTCGTAATCGGTGCGGCGAACGCTGACCGAATACGATTCGTTCGTGATGTGGCAGTTCTTCACAATGTCGATCCAACCCGAATCATCCTGCTCCACGATCAGGCGACCAATCTGCTTGTAAGCCATGATTCTCCTTTCGTCATCCCAAAGGGACGGCGCGAGGGGGAAAAAGAGGAAGGGAGCGCATCACTTCGGATAACGCTCCCTTCGCAGAAAGGACTCACTTGTTCCGCTTCATCCAATCATCAATCTTGATGACTTCCATGAAGCCTGCTCCGTTGCCTTCCGGGTCACGGAGTGCGATCACTTGGTAGACCGCTTCGGGACGGGTCACGATGAACCCGCAGTACGGGTCGAACGGATCTTTGTCGTCCACGATGATATCAGAGATCACTCCGCCCTTCAAGGGGTGAAGCATCTCAAGAAACGGATTCTTCTTGTTCATTTGCGTCCTCGTAAGGGGTCACATTGCCGTTCTCGTCCGTCATCATGCCCGTGTAGATCACGATTTGCCCGTAGTTGTCCCTTTCAACGGAGCATCCGTACTTCTCCACGAACTTGTCGAGAGCCTTGACAAACTTTTCGATCTTCTTCTTCCTCATGCGGTCGCCTTCTTCCGCTTGGGCTTGGGCTTCATGTCCTTGTGGCACAGGTAGCCAAGCAGCGCGATGTTCGATCCGATGAGCATGATGATGAGGGTGTCCATGCCTGAAATACTCCGACTGCGGGGGAAAAAGGGAAGGGGAGGGGCTTTCGCCCCTCCCCTCATGCGGTGCGGTGTTAGGCGATTGGCAGGTTCCCCGTGAGGATCGCATCGCCCGTCACTTCGATGCGAGTCTTGCCGGAGCGCACCTTCTGAACCATCGCGCCCATCTCCTCCAGACGCTTGGTGGTGGTGTCCTTCAGCGACTCACGCAGCACCTTGCGCTGCGCGTCCGACATCGACATCACATCGGGGATGGCGTCGATAACGACCTGCTGCGTTGCACCGTTGACCTTCGACATCAGCACGGCAACGAGCGTCCACGGGCAGAGTTCCTGCACAGCCGTGTAAGTCTCATCGGCAGACTTGTCAGCCGTGAAGTCGAACGCCACTTCGATGCGACCGGAGGTGAAACCCTGCGGCAGATTGAGCAGTTCCTTGACCACGGCGGCAGCACCGCTGCTCTTGGGGTCGAGGTTGATCTTGGTGATCGTCATACCTGTCTCCTCTTGCGTTTGCGTCCGCTTCCCACACCGGGAGGCGATGCCCCAAAGGGAAGGGGAGAGGGGGAAAAAGGGCGGCTGGACTATTCCTGCTGCCCCTTTGCGGCATCTATCAGTTGCTCCAGCGGATCGGGAATCTGATAGTTGCTGATCGCTGCCTCAATCACGCTCCAGTTGATGCCTACCGATGCGTCATGATGCTGCGAGATGTCGTCAAGGATGCAAGCGATGTCGTTATCGCTGAACTTCCTGTCATCAAGGAGATTGTCCTGAATCATGGACGCAACATCGTCGGGAACCCACAGGCTCATCGCCATATGAGTCTCTAGTCCGGTTGGGTAGCGACTTGCCATCATTTCGATGGTCTTGATGAGTTCTGCTGCGGTTGGCATTATTTCTTCTTCCTCTTTGCCTTTGCTGTGTCGTGTAGTTCTTCCAACGGATCAGGATTGAACAGGCTCACGCGCTCGTCAACCATGCGATCAAACGCCTGAAATACATGACCAACGGTTTCCTCCTCAACGCTGATGTCCTTGAGGATTCTTTGCGCCCAATAGACGGAGATGTGCTTGTTGAATGTCTCGCCTGCGTCCATCACCAAGTCAGGAGCAACGGCGAAGTAGAAGATGTCGCAATCTTCACCGTAATCCTTCTTCATCCGCTTGAGTTCAGCCAGTGCGTGTTTGATCTTCACGGTGCAAGCCTCCCGGTGCGAGGGGAAAAAGGGCGACTGGACTAACGGTGCTTCGCCTTGTTGATGAGATGCACCATCTCGTCAACTGGAACCCATGATCCAGTACTTTCGTTGAACTTGACGAGAAAACTTACTTCCTCATGCTCGTTAGTGCTAGTTCCCCAACAGTAGGCGCGTGGCGGAACATCATTGATCCATGCGATCTGCTTGCCGCACTTGGGACAAAGACAGTCAACCCATGCTTCAGACTTTGCATAGATCTTCACTTGGTGTCCTCCATTGTCTTGAGCAGTGCCATGCTCTTGGTGAAGTCGTTTGGGCGCATGATGCATCCCCTAGCGAACAGGCTTGGATGTCGGTGGGTCAGGATGAGCCATCCGTTGTCGTGGACATTTCTGTCTACCCCGAAATACCAGCAGTAGAACCTGCGGTGCATTGTTTGTCCGTTTGGATGCAGGAGGAGGGCAATGTGTTTGCCTCCCGATGCGTCCTTCATAACAGCGCGAAACTCGTCTGTCTCATAGCAGATTGCATCCTTGTCGATCTCATCTCCCTCAAGCATGGGGAGGAGTTCGTTGAGCGCGTCAATGCTTGCGCTAACAGATGAGACAAGTTGCTGCATACGCTCGTATATCAAGTGCCGGAATGCGTCCTTCTTGATCTCCATGACCCAACCTTCCCCGGTGAGGGGGAAAAAGTGCGGCTGCCTTATTCAACATTCACCCATCGAATGACGGTGGCAAGAAGTTCGTCGTAGTTGCCCTTCGTTGCTTCCGCAAAGAAAGCGTCAATGTCGGTGCGGGGAACACCTCCACGGCGCATTTCACGCTGCACACGACCCAAGATGGCGAATGCGTTGCCGTCCTGTCCAACCAGTTCAACGGTGATGTCGGGATACTTCGGGTTCATGTTTCAGTCCTCCTCGGGAAATAGCGGTTCAGGCATTGCACACGGGTTGTCATCCAACTTGGCGACCTCGTTGGTGATGGCATCCTCAATGGTGTTGTTTGCCTCATTGTTCAGTTCATTCAGCCAAGAGAACAGGTCGATGCCGTAATCCTCAAGCAGACGACGAGCATTGTCAACAGAGTAAATGGGCTGCGAAACCATCAGGATGTGCGATCCGTCGATGCGCTTGGCAACGATGAGATCAAAGCCCCAAGACTGCCACTCCCATCCTGCGCTGTTGTCGCAGCATTGCGCTCCCCAGAACTCGTAGGAGCCGATGCCACCCTTGACCCATTCAACCTCAGCATCAACGGTGACATCAAGCGTCCACTCAGGAGCAGACTTGATCTTCATGTCCGTGATCGTGACCTTGACAGTTCGGTTCGTGTCGTTCATGCTCCAAAGCCTCCGGTGAAGGGGGAAAACGGGCGGCGGGAGTGTTTCATCCCGCCACCCTTCCGTCGTCTTTATTCAATACCAACCCCTGTTTGGTTCACGATCTCACCACCCTTGTAGGTGACTGATCCACGACCAATGCAACCCGGCTCGTAGAACGACAGGAGAATGTTTGCATCGGGGAACATCTCCGACAGCCGACACAGGACAGGTTCCGGCGGCGACCATGCCGTGTCGAACCCGTAGACGATGTAACCCTTCTTCTCAACGAAGTCTACATCAGCCACGCTCCACTTCGTACCCCAGTTGTTCACACGCCAATGCCACCAGTCAGGCATCACGCCTTCCTTCTTGGCAAGCGCATCAAGGAGTTGATCGCTCGTCATGGACTTGTTCACGCGACGAGGATCGTCACGGTCAAGAATCTCGTCAGGCTGCGGGACGATGTTGTGGAACGAGAACAAAGTCTCGCTGCCGACAAGTTCACCCTCCGACTTTGATTCAAAGTTGAACGGACGCGAATACTCAACGCCCTTCAAGGTCGCCTTGATCGCCTCAAGCGTTTCCTTCTTTGCGCGAATACGAACACGATTCATGCACCAGTTTGGCATAGTTGTCCTTTCTGCTCCAAAGCGGTGGGCGGTGGGGGAAAACGGGCGACTGGCTAGTTTACGCCAGTTTCGGTTCCCGAATCGGGGCAAAGTAGTCGAAGATTGGGGCAAACACTCCCAAACGCTTGCGCCGCATCAAAAAGCGATACAGAGCAAGAGTCACGGTGCAATCACGAACGCAGTATTCCATCAAGTCATTGGAATACCCATCAAATGCGTTGCTACGCTTGTTGAACAAGCCCTTGTGAACTCCAATGCGGTGTCCCCAAGCCTCCAACTTGTTCGTCTTACGGAGATTGTCAGGAACAGAGTCCTCACGATATCCGTTAGGGAACATTCCCTTCGCCATCTTCTGCGTACAGGTAATCGTGATGCCATCAGGAAACTTCGCCCCGATGTAAGCCTCCATTACCTGCACATCAAACTTGGCATAATGGGCAATCACTTCCTTTGCCTGCCCGAAAATCCAAAGGATACCATCATGCACTTGCTCGTTGTTGAAACGATACACCTTGTTTGTATCAACATCAATGACACACAGGCAATGTACGACATGGAGAGAACTGAAGTCTCCCTTGTGCCATGCGTCGAAGTTGATGTTGTTCGTTTCGCAATCAATGATGAATCGGCGGGTGCGGTGGGTCATGGCTCAACCTCGGGATCGGTGGGGGAAAACTGCTTGGCTGCCTTCTTTGCCCGTGCATGAAGTTGCATCAGGGGATCAGGAATCAATCCATCGAAAATCTGCTGCACGACACTCTTTACCTTGTCGATGTCCTTCGTCCATTCTTGAAACGACTGATTGACATACATTTCATTCGTGTGCCTGTCAGGTCGAATCACGGCATGAACCGTGAACATTGAAACGGTATCCCAATTCTCGTCACACGGGAACCAACGCAGCGTCACCCATTGTCGCGTTCCAGACCCGACTGGATTGAAGTAATCGACCTTGATCGACCAATGCGCTCCTCCACCGATATACGGAGCCATGATCTTGTAAGACCATCCGGGTGGGAGTTGTCCTTTGACAGCCCTTGCAGTCTTGCGCTTTGCGTACTCAAAGCGGCCATTCTTACCCTGCTCGGCAGTCCAATGGTAGGCGGTAGTCTGTTGCTTCATGCCACAACCTCCCCCTGCGAGGGGGAAAAAGGCGGCTGGTCAATCGTTGGCGAATGTCATGTCAGGCTCAATGTTGACATCAAGCATCGCAAGCAGCGCGTAGAAAGACTCGTCAACTGCGCTGAACAGGTACATCACATCCTCGCCCATTTCAAGATCATTGGGCAGCCCCCTGTCGATGTTCTCCTTCACGCCGTCCCATGCGTTGACGGCATCACGAACGGATGGAGTCGATCCGGTCAGGGACTCCATGATGAGGTCAAACTGGTGACGAATCGACTTCACCCAACGGGGGTTCTGCGTGTTCGTCATGGCAAGAGCGAGTCGAAGATTGGCGCAACCGACAAGGATGGTGGCGCACATTGCACGCTGATTCGTAGTGAGGTTCATTCTGCGTCCTTTGCAAAAGTGTCAAGAGATACCGTCAGCGGAGTCGAAGGGTCAAGATCCTCAAGGTCACGCAACTGCTTCTGAATGGAGGTGAGGACTAGAGCGGGATCATCCCAAGAGTCAAGCCACTTTCCATCCCACATCACGCGCTTTAGCGCATCGTATGCAATCTGACGGATGTCGCAGTAGACGGGACTGATCGCCTTGCAACCCGACAGGAGTGCGATGGTCAGTCCTGCGGCAGCGCGAATCTCGTCGTGATTGCTGCCCTCAAGTGCGGTCTTTATCTTCACCCAAGTTTCTTCATTGATGATCGTGCTAGACCAATCAAGAGCATGATCGTTGTCGAAAGCATCGTAACCCCATGCGCCCATTGTTGTTTCCTTTGTTTGGAGGGTGCGGTCAGGTGTGCACAAGTCAGCAACACGCCAACTCGCCTCGTCAGAGAACTCCTGCCGCACCCATGTGTTCCAAGCCATTCCGGTGAGGGGAAAAAGAGGCAGTTGCCTACTGCGACTTCTTCGCCACTTCGATCAGTTCCTCAATCGGATCAATGACCCCCTCTGCAACAAGAACCTTCTCAAGTTTCTTGAATCCGGTGGACTCGTAAGGGCTATTCACCCACCATTGATCGTCATTCTTGAACAGGTACAGATAGTCAGCACCAACACCCTTCGACCACTTCTTGAACTCCCGAATGTTGTCAAAGGTTTTCATCTCGCAACCATCATCGCCACGATCACGCCCGTAAGCATCGCACCAATCATTCGTTACGCCACGATTCTCAACACCGCCAAGATCAAACAGATCATGCTTCTCTCCGATCTTGCTGCGGAGAGATGATAGGTCGCCAAGCAACATGAGCGACCAAGCCCCATCGTGGCTATTGTAGTTCCGGTACAGGCAAAGACCGTTGTTGGAGGGATATCCGTCCCAATGGCAATAGATCGCGTTGATCTTGCCGTCTGTAAGACGAACCATTCCGATTGTGCTGCGTGTAGCCATGCCTCAACCTTGTCCCGCAAGGGGGAAAAAGAGGAACTGCCTAAACCCGTTCCCGCAGGAACCCTTCCTTCATCTTCTGCACATGGAGCAGTGCAAGAAGCGGATCTTGTGCGCCCGAAAGCGGATGCGTCAGGCGTTGCGTCCATTCGTATCGCATCCAATCATTGAATGCGTCCTCACTTACCTCGCACCAGCCAACTGAAAGGCAGATGAAGTAGCGAGTAACTGGAGGAAGTCCGCCATTACGCTTTGGGCAAACACTTACCGCATCGCCCACCGACATAGAGCGGGCTTGGAGCGGAGTGGTGTCTTGGCTGTTCATCAAGAAGAACACTTCGTCCAGACACTCCTCAGCGGTGTCGAACTCAAACGAAAAAGAGTGGTTTCCCTCACCCTCTCCGCTTCCCAGATGAGCGACGCATTCGTACTTCATTCTTCTTGCCTCCGGTTGTGATTGAAAAAGCAGGACTCGTCGTCGTCAGAAAAGCCGTCTTTGACGGGGGAAAAAGGTCGCTTACCCGCCTCGTCTTGGTGGACTTGGAGTAAAGGCTTCTCATTCCATCCCCATGAAACGCTCAATCTTCTTGAGCAAATCGCTCAAGGCTTCTCCCGACATATCCAAGTTTTCCGACAACTTCGTGAACACATCTTCATCGGAGAGAGCGATACGAGCCGCCTCAAGAGCAGCAATCAGTTCCGATTCGTTCAGGTTGATTTCCTTGAGAAGTTTGTCCATGATTCAAGTCTCCGGTGGCAGGGGGAAAAAGGGCAGGGAGGGGCTTGCGCCCCTCCCCGATTCCCTTACTTGAGCATCGCCATCGCAAGGTCATGCGCCTCGTTCGTCCGGTCGAAACCGTCAGAGAAGCGATTAGACCACAGGCGCATCATCGGATCATCCGATTCGCCACGAACGGTACGCTCGTGCTGCGCCCACTTGGTCACGCTGTTGAGAGCGAGCCACAGATTGGGCGACTGCGACTTGAGGATCTGACGCTCCATGTTGAGCGTGTCGCGCCAAATGTCACGGATGCGCTCCGTCTTGCGATTGGCGCGTTCGATCTTCTCAACCTTCGCATCGTACTGCTCCGCATTCTCACCGGGAGAGAGTCCCGGCACGGGAGCGAGAGGCATGACGGTGTTGTAGTACGCCTCAACCTCGGCATCGGTCAGAGACTTGGCGATCATCGCCTGCATCTCCTCGTCCGCCTTGTCGAACGCCGCACAAGCAACGCCAAGAATGCGCTTCGCTTCCGACAGGCGGCTGAACGCCGACTTCGTGTGCCGCACCTTGAGGCAACGGGGAGAAGTCTTTGCCTCACCGATCATCAGGTTGAGCGTGTTTGCACACACGATGCGGTGCATATGCGCTCCACCGATGAAGTGGCGACCGCCGACAGCGTTGTTGGACAGTCCGATGAAGGGCTTGTTCACATCATCGCCATGACGGAACTCCTTGCCCAACTCAAGGTCGATGAAGAAGTCCTGCCGCCCGTGAAGCGTACCCGCCGACACGATGCGACCCGTGCCGTGCTGAAGGACGATCTCCTCCGCAAGCGAGAGAACATCATCAATGCCGATCATCGTGTAGTTGTCGCCAACCACGCCGACAGCGTTGCCCTCGCTCGTCACAGCCTTGAAGCCGCTGACAGCGTTGCCATTGGCGAGGAGAATGTCCTCCATCTGCCAATCCCACGGGAACGCCTCGCGCACATCGGTCGCGCTGATCGTCTTGCGATCCTCGCCCAGCCCGTGCCAACCCTTGTCGCCCTCGATGAGGACACGATCCTTCAGCGCACCATGCGTCACAATGTTGTGTGCCATATCAGTCCTGCTTTCTAGTAGTGGACTTTGGAATCAGGCTTGCCGTTCAAGCCGTCTGCCCTAAACCCGCCGGGGGAGGGGGAAAAAGGGCAACTGGCTAGTCTAGCCCCTCTCGTCAAACTGTCAAGATGGATTGTTTCGATTTCTTTAACTTGGCTGCTGATCTGCGGATGAAGCCTTAGCAGCCTGAGTCAGTTGAATGATCGGGATGTCCGGGTGAACATCCGACTGCTCAGACTTCTTGAGGTTGTCCTCAGAGACATCGCCCCACGGCAGTTCCCAATGACGGGCGCAGATTGGACCGTAGCCCTTAGAGATGGAGCGACCATCGGTCAGAGTCAGACCGCAGAAGCAGCAGCAACCGCTCTTGCGTCCATACTCAGAGCCGACCTTCAGAGGGTCCTTTGCGAACACCTCAAGGAACTCAGACACGGAAGGCGCGAGATGGCGACCCGCAAACACTCCACCCGGAGTGATCTTACCGCTGTACGCACCACCATGCTTCACATACAGGCATCCTGCGTTCGGGTGAGGATCAGCACCACGCTTTGCAGGAGCGCAGGTGATGGTCAACTTATTGCCATCAAGAATGAAGTGAAGTCCCGGTCGCTTCAAGCCAAGAGACAGGGGGCGAGTAAACAGGTCAACAATCCCCTTGAATGGACCGACCTGCGGTGCCTGCTTCGGTGCCTGAGAGTCACGAACCATCTGCTCAGCACAAGCACGCTGCTTCGGGGTCCACTTGCCCCACTTGTTGTAGGAGGACAGAAGCGACTGTGCAAAGTTGCTTCCGTTGGCGGTCAGCACGGAGATGATGAGGGTGTCGTCCATGCCTCAAGAGTTTCCTTGGCGGGGGAAAAAGAACCTACCCAGTCAGGCAGACTCTTTGCCTTGCTGATTCCGATGAGCAACTTCATGTCATCACGAATGTCGCACATGTCGTAGAGTGCTTCAAGGCATTCAAACGCTCTCTCCATTTCGGTGGCTGAAAGCAGTGCTAGTTGAGTGCTGACATACGGTGCGGTGTTTGGGTCAGCCCAGTTGGAAAGACTCCATACACGACTGCCATCAGGATGAAGAAACAACTTGAGGTAGGGGTATCCCTTGTGGTCTTTTGTTGGACCAAGGTACTTTGTTGCAGTTGCCCAATGGTAGTCGTATCTCATTTCCGTATATGGCTTGAAGCCTTTGCGGAAAATGTGCTTTGGATGACGAGTACGCTTGATAGATAGCCTGAGTCGCCAGCCTGCGGGCAACTTCTTCCTCAAGATACGACTCGCCTTGGCACGAGCCTTCTTGTGCTCTGTGTTGTGGTATCCGTATCCCATGCCACAACCTCCCCCTGCAAGGGGGAAAAAGCATCAGGTGAAGTCTACGCCGGTCAGCCCGTGAGTCTCTGCTGCGAATGTAGTTGCACGCTTGTGCATTTCGGGATCAACCGAATGGACATAATCGGTGTATGTAAGAGAAAAGAACAGCATTGCAGCAAGTTCCTTGATCTCCTCGTTTTTTTCGGATTCGATCAGGTGCTTCAGTCTATTGCGAACTTCGTTATTCATCGCTGTAGTACCTACTGTCCATCGAATCGTGACGCATACTTGCGATATCGTTAATCACAGTTTCAATCGCAGACTCAATGATGCTGCTCATTCCATTTTCATCACCAAGCGGCACTCCATGCTCTGTAGCCAACTGCACAGAAGCATCGCGCACTACTTCGACTGCCTCAATCCAAGTGACGGTGAGTTCATACTTTCCTCCACCAATGAGCCAATCAAGATGCCTTTCGATTGGTTCCTTGAGATGAGCACTTGCGATCTTGTTGAGAATCTTTTCGCTGTCCATCTTGCTCCTCCGCAATCTCTATAAGTTCTTCAAGAGGGTCTTGCTTTAGAAAGCAGTCAAGGCACTTGATCTGATAAGTCGGACCATCTCCGATCAGCATAGTTCCACATTCTTCACATTCCAATGTGGCTTCAGACTCCGCTAACTGACCGTACAGTTCATTCCAAGCCCGCTTCTTTGCGTCCTGACGCTTCGACATGCTCAAAGCCTCTGCGGTGCGGGGGAAAAAGATTACCAATCGTGAATGTGAAGTTCAGAAACAAGCGGACCATCACGATCAAGGCGAACTCCCGCAAAGCGGTTTTGATGCGCCCACATAATGATCTCAATGACGCTCATACTGAATCCCCAATCAAGCACTTCAGTACGCTGCCTTGCAGTCAAGACTTCGCTTTGCAGAAGGGGGAGAATGACTCCTCCCTCGTAGTTGAAAGCGGTAATCGGATAGGTGATATTGCGCTGCGTAAACAACGCATTATCCTCAATGGTCATATGACCTGTGCTGATTACAGCAATCCGATCAATCTCAGGAGTCACGCGAACTTGACCTTCACTTCAAGAATGCGACCTTCAGGGCAACGCTTCACATACACGGGATATCGCCCATCTCCGTAAGCGGTGCGCGTTGCAAAAGCCATCTCAATCCCACCAAAGTTGCCACAGCCATCCTTCGACAGGGTAACTTCGCAAGCACCTGCGTAGTTGAGATCAGGCTTGTCCTTGAACTCGCTCTCAAAGTCCTTCCTGATATAGCACGGGTCAATCAGCATGATCTGACCGCTATCAACACCGATGTATCCGACCTTTTCAAATCGTGGCATGTTATTTCTCGTCTGTCAAAGATTGGGTGAAGTTGTCAAGCAAGCGCTGAACTGCATGATGAAGCGACTTCTTGAACACATCGTCTGACTCTTTGGTGCGAATCATCATCATTGAATGATGCACAGCCTTGAGTTCTTGAGCAGTCAGGAGGTCGCCAAAAGACTTCATGGAAGCCCTGCTGATGACATCAGAAAGAGCCATGATTGCAGCAACAGCCTTTGCTTCACGCTCTCTCTGATCGGGGAACTCTCCGGTGGCAAGTGAATGCCACTCCATGAAAGATTCCTTTGCGAAATCAAGAGACTTTTGGATGGTCGCTGGTTCTTTCATGCTACAACCTCAAGAGAGGCGGGGGAAAAAGAGAAGATCAAGCCTCCTCCTCATCATCATCGTAATCGTTCTCATTTTCCTCGTAATCGTGAAGATTGATCGACCACTTTGCAAGGTCAAGTTTCATGTTTTGGGAATAAGTATTCCCATCTCCTGCGCCGGAATCATCAAGGAATGCGTACAGGATGTCTTGGGGTTCGACTCCCGTTTCTTCCTTTACCCAATCAAAGATTTCAACGCAGAATGCTTCTGATTCTGTCCACTTCTTGTTGTCAAGTCGCTTCTGATCCGACTTGGAGAGAGCGCCATCGTGGAACTCAATACGGGGAGCCCGCTCGTCATAGGAAGTCTCGTCCCAACCGCCGCTGTATTGGAAGTCGATGGACTCAACTCCAATAGACATCAGGGCAAGAACAGCAACCGGGACTGTGCGATTGTCACGACGATACCAACTGCCTTCGGTTTCCGGCTTCGCCAACTTGTTCAGCGTAGAGATCACCTTGCGGCGCTCCGCATCAGGGACAAGTCCTTCGGGCAGGAACTTGTAAGCATCCGGGCAAGACGAGAGGATTTGCGTGACAAACACTTCGTCACCAACCTTCGGATCAATGGTCACATCTTCAATGCAAGACTGAACAAGATTGGCAATCGTCTTGCGAGTCTGTGCCTTCTTGAAGTGAGCCGCCCAATCAAAGTTCGTGACGGGTGCGGTATTGGTCTTGGTCTTGTTGTTCTTCTTTGCCATGACGGAAACTCGCTCTCGGTGGGGGAAAAAGAGACTACTCGCTGCGACTCAACTTTCCCATCAGGTAAGATGACTTTATCTGCTTGTTATCTTGCAGAGTCTTTGTAAGCAGAAAGTAGACGCTTGGGTATTGTGCAACTAGTTCAGCCAACTTGTCTTGCTCATTGAGGGGAACATGTCTTTCGTTCTCCCCCTTTTGGTTTATCTGAACAATCTTGTCTTTTTTACCTAGAAAGAGCATACCATCCGCTACTATGAACGATTTGGTATAATACTTTTTCATTTGAATGAGACTGATGGGACTTGAACCCATGACCAATCGGTTAAAAGCCGATTGCTCTACCAACTGAGCTACAGTCTCGTTATCTTATTGATATCCCTTGCGAAACTCATTCGATACGGGATATCAACTTTTCAGTCAAGTTTCCGCAGAAACTTCTTGTCCAATAACTGAACTGTTAGCGGGTTCGCAAGGGGTCTGATCTGACTCTAACTCCTTGCTCAAAGCCTTTGCCCCCTTGACCATCCAAGACCGGAGGGGAAGTTCCTTCAGCCAATCCTGAAGCGTGGGGATCATACCCATGTCCTCAAGAATGTGCTGCTCACCAAGCATACGGGTCGGCACAGGCTTTCCATCGGACTTGCGGAGGATCACCTCGCCAAACACTTGCTGCGCGAGATAGATGCCGAAAGACGAGTGGAGAACTGCACGGTGACGAGCATCGGGAAGATGAGCCTTCGTCTGATCGAACCACTCATGGAGGGCGATGTAGTCCTCGGGCTGACCTCCGAACTTGCGAGCAGAACTCTTGGCGTGATAGAAGGGGTGGCTCATGCCTCAAAGCCTCGGTGGGAGGGGGAAAAAGTGAGGAAGTTCGTTTCAGCCCGACAAACGATAGAGATGCTTGTACGAGCGCAGTTCACGATTGCGACGAACCATGCCGTCAATATGAAGGAAAGCATGAGCGCCAAGTGCAGCAATGCGCTTTGAGAACTCTACATCCTTACGCAGTCGCGTAGATGCACAGGCAAGATTGCGGGGAGAAATCTTGCACATCTCAAACACAATGTCCTCGTTGTCTGCCCATTCAGGGAATGCAGACAGAACCATGTCGGTCCTACTCCACGCCTCGTTAGATATGGGAATAACAACCCCCTTGTTCGTCAGAACAAAGTTACTGTCAAACTGCTTCACTCCATCAGAGAACACAGGAGATTGTCCCTGACTGTCTTTATCCCAGTTGTATCGCTGAGGGGCATACGAGAAGATCGAATAGTCACTCAGGAGAAAGGACTGATGACCTGTATTGAAGTTGTCCTCTGCCGCAATCGCGTTATGCACAGGACTATTTGGCTCATTATGAACAGCCTCTACGATTCGGCTGATTCCCCTGTATTGGTTGCCCTTGTCGTAAAAGGCGACATGAACACCCTTCACATCACGGTAGATCAGATTGCCTTCGCTGAAAGAAGCCCACATGCAACCGTTCACGGTGCTAGTGACCCACTTCGGTGCTTTCTTGTTATCGCCACGAAACTCATGGTTCTTGTCATGGAACCACAGCATATTCCCTGATGCATCCATCATGTAGCCACCACTTGAGTCGTATGAAGCAGAGGCGATGGGAGCAAACTTCTTGGCGTTTTCTTCAAGCACCATGAACTCAGCGCTTGGGTCCTTGCGGAAGTTGAAGATCAGATTTTCTCCGTTCGTCTGCACAAATACGACAGTCCCCCACTTCGCGCAAATGATGTCCTTGAAGGTGCGATCAAACGGCAGAGACTCCCACACCTTCTTGCCGAAAGTACCCCAAGCGTACAGGCGACCAGTAGTGTCAATGGCGAAAGTCATCCCCCAAATGGTGATGCATCGAACAATGTGACCAAAGTTTTCCGGTGGTCCGTGAAAGTTCTTGTTCCCCACGCTGCTGACATTTACTCCATTCGGAGTGATCTTGCAGCACGAATGAGTGCCCCTAGAGTAGAAACCGAAAGCACCATCACGACCCGCCTCGCCAATCATGCGGACAGAGCCATCACTCAAGGTGAAAGCAGCGCAGTTATAACCGCTAAAGAAAGATGTGACCGTGATGCTCATGCAACAAACCTACCGCTAAAGGGGGAAAAAGACGAGTCACTTATGGAAGACTTTGTGCTTTTGTGTAATCAGGCTATCAAGCGAATAAGCCATCTTGCCAGTTTGTGCGATGTTGATACATCCTTCAAAGGCGCGAGTCACAACCATGTCTCCTCCGCAAACAATCTTCATCTTGAGAATGTCGCAAGTGATATGGAGAGCCTTGGTCCCTTCAATAGAAGAAGAACTGATGAGCCAATCTGGAATATCCCAGTTGTCATCAATGTCAAGTTCCTTGCCTTTCTCGTCTAGAAATGTCAGATAAAGACAATCCCCGTCGTAGTCTCCGGTATGACCGTGAATCACGCGAACTCCAGCAGCAAGTAGAATGGCAAGAGGTTGCCATCCAACAAGTTCACACCCTTCTAGGGCGACAAGGCAGAAATGAACGCCGTCAGTATTGTGCGGGTAAGTACCCGCAACACGCTGTAGCGTCATCAGCCTGTCAGCCTCGTCCTTGATCCACTCCCAATAGAGAGAAGGAATGCAACAAATCGCATTCAGATCACTCCTAACAAGAGCAAGAGCAAAATCGGTAGGAGAAGAAGTGACATGAGACTTCTTCAAGCCAAACAGTTTGCTAATAACATTGCGAATCTCTGGCTTGTTGAAATCAGCCTTCCATTCATCACGCTCCTTCATAAAAGAGCGCAGTTCCTTGATGATGTCCTGATTGGAAAACTTCCTCTGAGCCATGCCGGAAACCCATGCCTAAAGGGGGAAAAAGTGGGACTGGTGGGACTTGAACCCACAAGACTTTTGAGGTCGGCAGATTTTAAGTCTGCTGCGTATGCCGATTCCGCCACAGTCCCGATGGCTTCGGAGGGAGTTGAACCCTCACGCCTTTTGAGGGCGGCGGATTTTGAATCCGCTGCGTCTGCCAGTTCCGCCACAAAGCCGTATCACTTTATCGGTTCAGAACCGATCTAGGGCGTAGAAATAAACCGACCACACCCATTTTGGCTGCATCCAAAGTGGAGTATTGCTGATCCACCAATCCATGATTGGCTCAACCCGGTTGTACCAACCACGATCAAACATTGGCAGTCACCTCGTTCTTGCAGAGTGGACAAACAGGAGATGATGCTGCAAAGCGGAACTTGCAAGGCTCACACTCGTAATCGGAATCCTCGCCGCCATCTTCAGCAATCGTACTGACTGCGGCAGTCACCGTGGGCTTTGCCTTCGCAACCTTTGCCTCACGAATCTCGTAGATCATGCCGTCCTTACGGGGGCATTCACGATGATCGTAGCCATTGATGACGAGTTCCTTGTTCTTCGTATTGTCGCCAACAAGAACAAGGTGCTTATCCGAATCGTTGTCGATCACACGGATGGCGTACCCGTTGTTCCCACCATCAACACCTTCAATGCGCCAACCATCGGGAATACGAATGTTTCCGAAATGATCTCCAACGAGATTGATCTCACGGCAAGCAACAACATAGCCGTAATACTTATTCCCGCAGAAAACATCGGTCACATCACCCGCAATCTCGGTCATCACCTTCATGCCGTGGTGATTGCGCGTGAGAACAAAAGCCTTCTGATCGGTCGTGTGAATGATGGCAACGGTCGTGGTGTTCATCGTATCGCCGCAACGCACCTTGACCGCTTGTGCAGTCAGACCATTGACCGTGTACATGCTTGCTCCGACCACGGTCACGCTGCCGTTGCCCATGTCAATCACAATGGTTCCATCATCAGAGATGTCAAAGTCTCCAATCGCAGAATCAAAGGTGAACACACCTTCGTCCTTTGAGGTCTTTGAATACACCGTAGAGGGAAGAACGCTGTACTGACGCTGATCGCCAAAGACGGCGATGCGATACTTGCCATCGGAGCAGTCAAGCGTAGCGGCGGTGTAGTTGCGAGAGCAGCGCACAGTCTTGAACTGTCCACGACTGTTCAGCGTTCCGCTGTTCAACTTGCCGCCAAGCGCGTTTCCGATGGTCACAATGCGACCACTCGTATCAACGGCAGCGGAGTGAGAGAAGCCACAGGCAACGCTCTGATACTCGCCCTTCGGGAAGTCCAACTTGTTCTTGGCAGAACTACCCCAACCAAGAATGGAACTACCAATAAGAGCAGCGGAGTGAGAGTTGCTGACGCTTGCGATGCGAACGGAAAGATTGTCGTAGATGCGTGCTGGCATGGTCTAAACTCAGGCGGTTGGGGGGAAAAAGAGGTTTCGATATTTGAGAAGGGCAAGTTCCTTCTGCTTTGCCTCAATCATCACATCATATTGTCTGACTGAACAAAGTTCAGGAATCTCATTCACAATGAAGTCAGCATGTGCTTGTGGACGGCTGCCCTCTCTTGGTTCACTATAGTGAACTTTTGGAGTTTTTTCACCCCAAGTTGAAAGAGCAATGTCAGCAGCAACTTTCAGATCATCACCACCTGAGTTGAGAGAGTGATGATGAATGTCAAGAACAAGTGGAATGCCTGTCTTTTCGTGAACAGGAAGCAGATCGCGCATTGTCCACATGCCCTCTTTGTCATCGTTCTCAAGGGTCATTCTGCGCCTGACTCCTTCAGAAAGTCGTGAGAAGTTGTGGACAAAACGCTCCGCACATGCTTCCTTGCCGTCATAGACGCCACCCATATGGATGTTGATTGGGAAGTCATCCATCCCAAGCAGATCGCCCACAAGCGAGTGCATCTCCATGCACAGCAATGACTTGTCAACAACAGACTCGTCAGGAGATGCAAGACATGTGTAAGGTCCCGGGTGCATCGACAGTCGAATGCTGTTCTTACGAGCAAGTTCCCCAACTCCTGCCAACACACCCTTGATGGTGTGTGCGGTGGCAAGATCGTCAATCCCGTACTTCAGTTCCGGGTGATCCATGAAAGGAAACATTCCCGAACCAATGCGGAAGAAGTGAATGCCGTTCTCGACATTCCACCACATGATCTTCAGAAGATCGCGTGAGTTGGAAAGTGCGAGTTCATTGACCCTGCGGATGCTGAAACCATCCATCCGCAGCGTTCTGTCCGTAAAGACACGCTTGGAGGCGGGCTTCGTAGCCCCAAGAGTCATGTTCTGACAGGCATAACCGAGGTGTCGGATGGGCATGGTCGTCCTTGCTGCCACAACCTGTTCCCCCTAAGGGGAAAAAGTAAAAGGGTGAGGGGGAGGGCGAACCCTCAACCCCTCACCCTTCCGGGGGCTTATTGATTTTGAGGTCTAATCCAAACTCAGGATACGGCATGCCCTGAGCATCAAATGAGTCGTAGTACTGGTTTAATGAAGCACCACCGCCAAAAGCAGGAGTCGCATTCTTGCCAGTCACCAAGTTATAGAGTCCGACTCGCACCATCGGATTCAGGATTGGCTGCGGCAAAGAAGGACTATTATCGGGCTGATTGATGATCCTTCTGGTCTGTCTTGATTTGCTGTATAGCGGATTGCGCTCCATATCTACTAGTATACAGCAGCCATCATGCTCTAGTACGAAAAGTTCTCATTTTTCCGCAGAAAGTTTGCCATCGTAGATTAAAAAAGATAGCCCCGATCTCCGACAATCGGGGCTACCCCATCCCTCCCACTTGGTCTTTTTTCAAGCAGAAACTTGTCCGATAATGTCAGTCAAGTTCTGAATGATGATCTGAGCCTCAACATCGCCAGACTCAGCGCGTTTCTTGATGGCACGAATCGCCCAAGTAGCACTCTTGATAAGCCCTTGAGTTTTGACTTCTTCCAAGCCACGAGGACACGCCCAACCGTGGTCGTTCACAGAACGAGAGTATACACCTGGCTTGAACTCAACAGCACCCACAGAGTCCTCACAAACACGAACATACTGTCCTGCACTTTCGCCATTCAACACAGCGAGTCTGTCAAGACCACACTTGGAGTTGCTTGGGCGACGAGACATCAGTTCGTGCCTTTCTGTTTAGGAGTGCAAATGCGGCGCTCAACCTCAGCCAGTTCACGGCGCAGTGCATCCATCTCAGTCTGCGTGTTGTCTTCTCCTGCGTGAATGCTGCTGTACATATCACGGCGCTCACGCTCCATGTCCACTCTCACTTCGTCAAAGCGACGAGTAAAGTGTGCGGAACTAGAGATAGCGCCAGCGATGATAAAGAACTGGGAGCCAAGCAAAAAGTACATTGAATAGACATTGCCGCTCATCGTTGCGGCAGCGCCAAAAAGCATTCCTGCGCCAATGCTAAACAGAATCAAAGAAGTCTTGTTATTTTCGCACATTTTCTTTCCTTCGTAGGTTTCCTCATGCAGCCTCAGAGACATTTTCCAAGGTAGTAGTTTGATGCTTTTACGCATAATGGGAGATGTGGGGTTCGAACCCACGACCAAGCGCAATCTCATCTTTAAAATCAAACAAGTAAACATTTTCCTAATGGGACTTACAGGATTCGAACCTGTGACCAGACGATTCAAGTTTGTGTAACTTTCGCTACTCCTTGGACTATATCATCACCTTAGTTTTGTCACCTTAGGTGTCGGACGCTAATCTGGTGATTAAGAGGACTGAACCTCTCCAGTAGTCTCTGCACCTTTCACCGATGTATCGGTGACTTGGCTCAGGATTGCCTTATGGATTTCGTATCGCTTCATCCATTTGCGAACAGCATTATCGCTAACACCGTACTTTTTGCCTATGGACAATATCGACTTTGAACTTAAATCTTCAAGCAACTCATCTTTCGATGGACGCGTCACTTTTCGGCAAAACAAATCACTACACTCTTTTGAGCAGCAGTTCTTTTGCTTACCTTGAAGAGTCTTGTTGCAGATATTGCAATACTCCGCTTTTTTCCACTTAGGTTTCCCTGATTTCATCCGATTCAATCCGTCAACTTTCGATGACGGCGCACCACATGAAAGCCAGTTCTCTAACTTTGAATGTTCTCCTCTTGTGATAACAAGAAGATTGCAGGATCTATTATTTGTCCGATCACCGTCTAAGTGATGAACAACCTCATCTACCTGTAACGGTCTTCCTAGGCAAGTTTCTGCTACGGCTATGTGTTCATATACATACCCGTCCCAGTTTTCTGTTTTCATTGCCTTTGGATGATCTGGCAAGTAGATAATCCTGTACCCATTCAAATCTCTTACTGACTTTCTGTTACCCATAATGAACCTCCATGATAAAGCACGGTAGTTATTATCGTACTTTATCATTTGAACCTTCATTGAGGGTTCAGATGAGTCGTCAGCTCTAGGCCGCTGAGCTAAAGTCCCAGTTAAAAATGGGAAATGTTTACCTATTCGATTGTCAAAGAATGAGAGAGTCGCCTGCTCTTGACCGCTGAGCTAATCTCCCACCTACTAATATCCACTCAGAAAGAAAGTGATACGAAATCTCAACCAATCCATACTTCTTCTGGCTTGGTTTTTTCACTCACGATTTTCTTTGGTCCGTACATGACACGACTTTTGTTCTGACGAAAGATCGCGTTTTTGTTTGCATGAATAGTTGCGGATACCCCGTGATCGTATCCAGTCTTGTGCCCATCTTTTGACCCCTGTGCGTAGCCGAACTTCCAGCCAAAGTAAACTGAAGCAACTGAACACGCCACCATTCCCATCCCGTAGAGCAAATCCATTTTTATCCTTTCTGCTGATACTGTTAGAAAAGCCCCCGCTCAGGATTAACTGAGCGAGGGCGTTGCTGAATGGAGCCGAGGGGAGTCGAACCCCTGTGTTGACGAAACTGCTATCGAACCTTCTCCACGCTAGGTACGAGTCCGTCCATCAGAAGAGTCCTCGTACCATGAGTCCTCTGATAGCCTTAGAGTTCATAATATAGTTTTCAGCGCCTTGTACGCTAAGGCTTCGCAGTACGCTGATTGGCACTCTTAACGAGACTTTAGGGGCAAGCGCCACACCGTCTAAAGTCTTTGCTGCTTAAGCAGCGACAGCCATCAACGATTCGTTGGCGGTTGTTGTTTTGATCGGCTTTTTACGAGTTGCCCATCAGCCTCGTCGTGCAGTATCGAATAACCCTTTCGCAATCGAAACCATTTCAGCCCCTTCATACAGACCCATATTTCAATGGGCTTGTAAAAAGTCCTTTAGTCACGATCTGTTTTCCGCATTGCCTTCTGAGCAATGTTCTGCTCAAGACGGCTAGCAAAAGTAAGCAGATCGCCATTTTGTCCTTCAAGAATCATGTTGCCGTTGTCATCAGAGCAGCAATCACGGATCATGCCGATGATCTCTTCTGCAAGAGCATCATTCATGCCCACAAGCACTCCCTGCGTAACAGGACTAGGAGGAAAGACCCAACCATGAAGGCGCTGACGAGGAGATGCGCTTTCGTCAGTCAGGCGAATAGAAGAACTACGAACAGAGATATGACTCATGTTGAACTCCTTTTGTAAAAGGTAACTGAAGAATAGAAAAGTGACATGTATATTATAGCATCGCTCTCTGCGTTGTCAAGCATTCCCGGTTGGGTTCGAACCAACGACCTGCCGCTTAGAAGGCGGCTGCTCTATCCAACTGAGCTACGGGAACAGTTTTGCGTTTTGCGCAGTCAGGACAAATCCTAGTTTTTTCATCCTGCTTGCCCGGATACCAACCGTAAGAAGCGCCACCGGTCACATCTCGTCCACACACAGTCGTGGAAGGACTAGAAAGAAAATGTGCAAGCAGCCCATTCTTGGTGTCCCAAGCGAGTCCGTTGCCAATGGTTTGAGTGGCTTGATTGATTCTTGGTTCAGGCATCCCATTGGCTAATATCCGGCTATTAGCAATCGTGATACGAAAACACAACGGTGAGCCGCTTTTTTAGGGCGACTCACCGTTGGAACTTTTTTCAATCAGACTCAGGCGGTCTGAGCGACTTCAGCCGTCTGCTCCTGAGCGGCATTGCCGCCCGACCAAGCATACGAGCCACGCTCCGGGCGGCTAGCGAGTCCATCGTTCACCATGCGGCTCAACTCCTGAGCCACCTGAGTGCTGAGGGACTTGCTCGTAAAGCCCTGACCCTTCAGGATTTCGGCAATGGCAGCAGCCTTCACCGGACCCGTGGAGTTGCGGAGAGTGTTGCTCACCGCATCACGCATGGTCATCCCATTGGGGTTCTTCGCCTTACGACCACGGCGAGAGGCGGTTGCGCCACCCTTCACCGACTTGCGCTTGACTCCCGACCCCTTCGGGCGACCGGGACCACGCTTCGCCTTCGGGCGACCGGGACCCTTTGCCTTCTTCGGGCGACCGGGACCACGCTTCGTCTTGGGACGACCGGGACCCTTTGCCTTCTTCGGGCGACCGGGACCACGCTTCGTCTTGGGACGACCGGGACCCTTGTTCTTCGACCCCTTCGGGCGACCGGGACCACGCTTCGTTTCACCGCCGCCACCGTTCTCGCCCTCGTTGGGCGCGATGCCCAACTGCTGCTCAAACTGCGTGAGGCTGTTCAACTGCGCCACCAACTCCACATGCGCCGACTGAACCGCAGCGACCAAATCGTTGCGACTCACCTTCAACTGACGGCTGATGATGTCTGCCGAGTTGAAAGGAATGACGGCATTCTTGTTGCTCTTCATTTTGAAGATGCTCCTTTGAAAACCTGCCGACTGAATAGAATCAGATTGATCCTCGGCAGTATTGGGATCAATATGACCAAATCATAGAACGCTTCTTATTTGTGTCAAGTGATGTTAGTAACAAATGTAAGAAGATTCTTGATTTTTCTTATGTTGCCCTGACCCCCTAAATCTAAAGACAGAGGGGGAAAAAGAGCCGTAGGACGGGGGAGGGGCTTTTCAGCCCCAACCCCCAATCCTTTTATTGGTCACTTCTTCCGGCGAACGGGCTTGCGCTTCACGGTATCAGCCTCGTTGGGAGAACCACCCGCAACATGCTGCATAGCAGACACCGGGGAGGCAGAGGCAGGAGCCTCCCACACAGCCATGTTGTCCGCACCCACAGCCCCAACGCGAGAAGTGAGGATGTCAATGGTGAGGTCGCTCACGCTGAAGTCTCCCGCCTTGACAGCGTTCTCGTCAACGGCGGCGTACATGCGGTCGTAAAAGCCCTGACCGAACAGTTCAGCGAGAACGGAATCGAAAGTCTCGCTGTCGATCTGCTTCAGGTCACGGTTCTCCTTGTGAACCATCCACAGGCGATCCATCTCGCCCATGACGAGCGCCTTGTTGATCTCAACGCCCTTGCGAGTGAGATTGACGATTGCCTGAGCGAACAACTTGAAGCGATCAAGACGCTTCTTCATCGTCCCGTTATGATCCACCTTGATCGTGCCGTGAACACGAACGCAAGCATCAACGGTGTAGTTGTTGCCACGCGACTTGTCCACAAGGATCGTGTCAGCCGTGGCGTTGCCCTTCATCGTCTTGCACGAACCGCTCTTAGAGAGCGAGGTGCGAATCAGGGCATGGCTCTGCGTGTTGGTGATTGCGACCGAAGCGTTGCTAGTAATGGCGTTAGCCATCGTTTCTCCTTGCCGCCTATACAAGTCATGTGACTTGGTTTGCGGCTCTCAAGTGCTACTGTCAACCGGAACATCCGGCTGACTCTCCAAACTCCCCCGTGGAGGGGGAAAAAGAGGGTGAGAGGCTTTCACCACTCACCCCCATGTTACCCGACATTGACCTGAATGTGCTCACCATACGGAGGCTTTTGGTTCGTAGTGGTCAGCCACAGAACATCCACTTCAGGCTGATCTCCGAACTCTCCGTAGCCATCGGTGAGGTACACCATGATGTCCACGGGAACCTTCTCGTCCTTGATGTGCTCAAAGACAGGGCGAAAGTCCGTACCGCCGCCGCCCTTGAAGGCAGTCGGGCAAGACTCCTCCGGGGTGAGCCAACGCCCTGCGTGAACATCTGCATCGCATTCCACAAGGTAAAGAGGGCAGTTGAACTGTCTGCGAATCTCGTCAATCTCAGCGATTGCGGCAGACATCTCATCTTCACCCATCGAACCGGAGGTGTCCACGGCAAAGCCGATCTTCGGAGCGTCATGTCCGTACATGGACGGAAGGTAAAGCCCCTGATGGACAAACCGCCGATTGGGAGGCATGAAGGTGTAGTGGTCGCGCATGATGCGAGTCACGCCAAAGCGGAGGTACTGCTTCAGGGCTTCACGCCAATCAACACGGCTCTCCAACTTGCGAGACACTTCACGGTCAAGAGACTCAGGCATCTCGCCCTGCATCTTGGCACGGGCATGAGACAAGGCGATTGCCTGATCCCATCCCTGCTCACTCTGCTTCTTCTCTGCACGGCGATCACGAACCACGATGCCATTGCCATCGCCTTCCTCGTCGCCCTGACCGTTGTAGTCCAAGTCGCCCGACATCGTGTAGACCTTCACGACTTTGGCGTTCTTGATGACATCCTCGTAAATCTCCTCCGCAGACATTCCGGCGTACTTCTTGTCAAGGAGCACACCCTTCGGGAGATACTTGGAGTCGCCAAAGTTGTCGTTCAGGAGCAGATTGATGGCGTAGTCAATCGCAACATTCCACAGGAACGGATCACGGCTCTGACGGCGATCAATGTGACTGAACGCAGCGTGACCGATCTCATGGGCAAGGACGAACAACGCCTGATCCTCGCTCAAGTCCTTGAAGAACTTTGCTCCGAAACGGATGTTGCCGTATCGGTCAACGCAAGCCGTTGAGACTGCGCTATCGGACACGATGGAAACCTTGCAGTTCTCCGCAAGCAGTCCCCAAAAGGGAAAGAAGCGGTACATGCGAAACACGATTCCCTTCATGCGCTCACGGAGTTCGTTCAGTTCAGACGGAGTAAGTCCGACATCCTGAGCGTTGTCCGTAGCGGGAGCAGGGACGGTTGCGGTCGTAGAGGTTGTGTTCTTCTTCTTTGCCATGTTCCAACTCCACCGGGGGAGGGGGAAAAAGTTGGAGAAGGGGAGAGCGGCGAACCGCCCTCCCCGACTCCTGCGGGGGGATTACTTCTTGATCCCGTACTTCGTCAGCAACTTCTCATGGGTGAGCACCCACTTGTGAGCCGCCTTGCTCTCACACACAGCCGTCTTGACATGAGGATCGGAGGTGAGAGTACGGACAAAGAAAAGACACGCGATCTCCGGGGACAGAGCCGACACAATCTCGCAGCAGCGATCCGCATTCGTGCCAACAAACTTCTTGTCACCACGCGAAAGGCGCGAGGCAAGAGCCATCGACACGGCGTAGGAAATGCTGATCTTCTTCGGGTTCTCCTTGAACTCAGCCTTCTTCGCAATGAGAGCGTCGATGTCGGGCATGTCCCGAATCTCAGTACGGTACGCATTGAACTCCGCAGCAGCACCCTTGCCGACAAGAGGCTCCATGTCCTCCTGCTCGTCAAGACCCGCTTGCAGGAACTTCGACACACGCTCCCACGAACGAGGGGACGCAAAGTTCGCGTACTCGTCCTTCGGATCGGTCGTGAGCAGACCGGGACGGAAGTTCAGGAAGCCGATGACATGATCGTGAACTCCCGTGCTCATCGCCCAAGCAGACCACGCCTCAACGGAGGGTTCGTACTCAACCACGGCAAAGCGGTTACGCAGCGGAGCCGACAGCGGGTTGACATGCGCCTTGTGGGAAGCCTTGTTTCCCGCAGCCACGATGTACCAACCGTCACCCAACTTATGCGGACCACACTTGCGGTCAAGGATGATCTGAAGCGCAGCGTTCTGCACGGCAGCAGGGGCGGTGTTCAACTCATCAAAGAAGATGATGCCCTTGCCTTCAGCCGGGATGAACTCAGGACGCGCCCACTCAACGACAGCCTCGCCATCGGCGTTCTTGTCAACCGTAGGCAGACCACGCAGGTCAACGGGATCAAGCATCGACAGGCGAACATCAATGACCGTATCGCCGTCAGCAGCCTGATGAACCATCTGCGACTTACCAACACCGGGCGCACCAAAGATGAAGGTGGGAACACCCGTCTTACGGTTGCGCTTGATCTTTTCAACGAGATTCATTTGTTATTTCTCCGAACTGTAGTAAACGATGATGGTTCTCCCCGCTGGAGTTCCAACGCCCCAAACTTCCCCGGCGAGGGGGAAAAAGAGGAATGCGGTAGGGGAGGATCGAACTCCCATGTCAGGTTTGGAAAACCTGCGTAATAGCCATTATACGACAACCGCTTTGTTTTGTAATCAATCAGGCTCAATCGTGACAGTCAGAGCCTTTGACTGCAACTGATCTCTCAGAAGTTCAGCGTGCTCCTTGTGAGTGACAGAAACGATAGACAAGCCTTCTTTATCGACCTCAACAGTCTTGACATAGGCAGTCTGCTTGTCCATTTTCACGATTTCCATGAAAGTCCCAATGACATGGTTATAGGTATTGATGTCATCGTTATGAACAATCACCTTCCACATCGGAAGGGGCTTAAATGTGGGCTTGTTGTTTACCAAACTTGTTTCGTTGTTCATGCTTAATCCTCCGTTTGAGTAATGTCACCGACAGGCTCAATGCCTTTTTCTGTGTGCTTGAAAGAACCTTGGATGCCTGACATTCCCCATCTGTTTTTCGTACAACGGATGGCGAATCCTCCTGTTTCACGGTCACGAACTGCCGTAAATACCGAGTCAACAAGATGTTCCAACACCCTGCTTCCTGCGACCTGTTCCTTTTTATTCAACTGACCAACTAGTACGACATGAATGTTGCTTTCAACCGCAGCAGATTTATACGCAGCGATGCATCTTTCCATTCCTGTTTTGTTCTTTGCTTCTTCAAGCATTTGGATGGAATCAACCACCACAAGGTCAGGAACTTCTTTTTCAACCACCTTCAACTGCTCTTTGAGAGAGCGAATGTCGCCACACCTAAACCGTGCGCCCGACTTGATTTGCGTCTTTGAAACAGTCTTGAACTGTTCAAGTGCAAACTCGTTCTGCCAATAAAGTGCCTTGAGTGCGGGACGGTAATCCGGTGCGGTAATCTTTCCGCAAACTGCAATCATTGCGCGAGTCTTGCCCACACCGGGACTTCCTGCAATCAGACTGATCTGACCACGGGGAAAGCCTTTTGACTTCCCATCTTCAGAGAATCCCCAAAGCATGTCAATGTGGTCGATGCCACATGCAAAGCGGACCAACTTCTTGTCCGCAATCTTGTCAAGGGATGTAACGGTTCCGCCACCAATAAGTGCGCCCACTTCGACATTCTCTTTCTGATCTGCACGGTATCGTGAACGGCAGACACGAATGTGATTAATAAGAGACTGCTGATCTTTGGAAAGTTCCGGGTGAGCAGTCGTGATCGCACCCAAAATCTGAGATTCACTCCAGCCGAGCATTTGGACCATGAACTCAACCTCACGGTTGAGGCTCAGGTGTCCAAGCACTCCTTCAACTGAAATAGAAGTTCGTGGCATAAAAAGTTCCCAACTGTTGATTATAGCCGATGTATGCTATCGTGCAAGACTATTCTTGCGGTTTTCCGATAGATTACACTTTTGTCACACCGTGTCTCCACTCAACTGATACATGCGCTTGAGGGTACGCATCTCTCCTGACACCTTTGCGGTGCTGTAAAGCAGGTTGAACAAAGGCGGAACAAGGCGGCAGCAGCGAATGACAAACTCCTTGTCACCTTGATCCCACTTGGTGTTCAGGTAGATAGTCATCCACCCTGCATCACGGCGGCGGGTCTTTTTGCCGCCAACGCTCTGACTTTCCAAATCATCGGCAATGCGCTTCATGTTGACCGAATCTTTGCGACACACCACGCACAGGTGCATGAAAAGTTCGCTGTAAGTATCCTCGTCCTTGTAGTGATTGGAAGTGTCTTTCTCCACCCAAAAACGATGGAGCATCGCAGGACTATCGTTGTCGTAGATGTGCATGAAGCCAATGACTGTCTTGGCAATATTCATGGCTATGGGTGCAGAAGTGGAGCCACGAAAAACATGAGAAAAAAGGCGACCGATCAGTTCAGGACGGCTTGCAAAAGCCTTGCCCACAAGGGCAGGATGAGTCTCAAAGAGGCTCAACCATTGCTCTACCTTGACCGCTGACCACACCGATGATTCGATGACTCCGTTTTGACCCCCACGATCACAGCCAAGACTAGAAGCATTGTCCAAGACAAAAGACAGAACATCCGGGTTTGTAAAAACAGACGGGCTGATGTCTTTGGTGGACAGCGAGACATGGGTGCGAGGCTGACTCTGCTTCTCCTGCATAACTGCCTTAAGCAGAGTAAGGACAGCCTCTTTGTTGTCCTCTAGCCCACGCCAAGCCCCGTTTCCGTGTCCGTACCCGTAACTCTGACACGCCCGCATGGTTGCAGGAATACGGTAGTCCATGCCCCTAACAGGGGTAAGGGGCAGGTTGCTCATGTCCTTAGCGGAGGCAGCGCTACCCATGTGGCGAACCGCCACCTCACAGAGCATACGAATGCTCTCAGGCGGCAAAGTCTCAAAGGGGATGTCGCTTAGTGTGAAGTGCTCGTTCATGGGGATGCTCGTAGATTACACGAAAGTTTGGGTAGTGGAAGCGACTGTTGACGCTTTTCTCCAAGTCCTCCCCCCGAGGGGGAAAAAGAGCAGGCTTCACAAACCGACTTTTAGAACTACAGCAATCCGATAAAGGGGAATGCCCCGTCATATACATATCCCGCAGATGGCGGATTGGACATCTTTTCTAGCAAATTCAGCCGAGATAGACAACTATCTCGTAAGCGAGAATGAACTCATGAGGGTAAGGACTACCCCTGCTCCACGGAGACTTGCCCTTGCTCTTACCAACGCATGCAACGAGATCTGGACCTTTGTGACATCTGACGAGAAAGTCTCACTCTGGGCAACGACATGCAGAGTTCACGAGATCCTGCAGCAGGGAGCAGCAGAAGAACTAGGCATGACAGAAGCAGGTCTTCCTGAAGATCACGCATGTCGTCACATTGTAGATAAAAAAGTATACTTCCAACCTCAACCAGGTGAAGATCCAATTGAGGAATGGAAATCACAGTTTGAAGCCCTTGATTCCAAGGCCATGGACTATCTCGATAGAGGCTTCTCCCCCCTCCCCTTCCAAAAGGAGATAGCTCTCTGGGCGTGGCACACCCAGTATTGGCTAGCTTACTTTTGTCCTTTTTTAAATTTGAATGGGATGACAGGTCGCTTCATGACGAATGCGGTGCGTCTGAGATGGTCCATGCCACTATGGAGATGTGACACGACGCGTGGTGCGTGGCGCCAAAACTTCGATATGTATTCGCGCATCTGGATGAAAAAAGGGCCCTTCCACCCCATTCCCCTCGCAGTGCTACCAAATGTGAAAAAGCTGGATTTGGTTGGTCAGTCCGAAGATTAACGGGTTACTAAGAGGTAAGTCGGTGCGCAAAGTGGGGCCGCAGTGCGGTGTTTGGTCCCTCCATAGTTGCCATGGAGACCAGACAGTGCTTGAAGAAGACGAAACCATTGACGGTGATAAACTTCTCGGCTTTTTCAGCTATGCAACATTCGTGGTGCATGAGCTGACATCATCTGCCGAACTTGAGGGAATTCTCAAGCTCGGAGCCGTTGCGATGGACCGCATGGCAATGCTTGTTCAGGAAGGGACAGCGTCAGATGATGACTTTCGCACCGCAAGCGAACTTTACCTGAATCTTCACGCGAGCGCTTTACTTGTAGAGCTTAAGCTCGAGATCGATGAAACTCAATTGGCTGAGGTAGCCTAAATGAAAAAGTACGTCTCAGTGCTTACCAGCTTGCTTCTTCTGCCCGCTTTTTTTGGCTGCAGTGCGACAGATGGAGTAAGAGCTGGTGCGCAGCCAGAAGTATCTCGTGAAGAGAAAATCATGATTACGTGGTTTCGGTACCACACCGATCTTGTGGAAGAGATTCGGTGCTCCAGCACTATGGATGGCCTGAAGAGCAAGGCTGAAGAAGCGATTGCTGCTCGTCAGGGTATTGTTCGGGATCTTTCCCAGTATCAGTACGAAGGCTTGATGTCTAATCCCGACGTAGAGGTTTGGTACGAGAAGCTTAGGATTAATTTGGGCACAGAAAACATTGCCTATGTTAGCGCTTACGAACGTCTGACCGGCAAGACGACCTCAGTGAAACTGCGCTGAGCTTTAGTTGAAAAATAATAAAAATCCGTTCCTTTCTTAAAGGAACTCTATCGCTTTTGAATGAATTTCTATCGTATAGAAATTCATTTTACTATGCCACATCCACTCTCTCCAGAACATCAGGCTGCCCTTAACCGACCAACTATCATCCTAAGGGCAAAAGCACCTCACGTACAGTCTCCGCCAGACAGTGCTGAAGAACTCATTCAGGTCATACGTCAGATGAAAGAATCCCAGTCAGACCCCCAAAGGGTGCTGATGGTTGAACTTTTTGATACTTCTTTTGTGGATGACTTCTTACGTCTATTGCCAGAAGGCTCTGGTCCAGTCTTCAGGCCGCTTCTGGAGCTACTCGCTGAAGACGTAGAGACTCTTGTTCTAAAAGAAAAAATCTACCACAACCGCCCCCGCCCTAAAGAAGTAGCGAAGCGCATGGGCATGGACTTCCAGTCTTCTCCTTCCGAGACCGACCACTCGCCTTCATACCCGTCTGGTCACATGGCATGCGCCAGGATCCTGGCTCACGCCTTGAGTGAGAGCTTTCCGCATAAAGAAAGCACTTTCATGAAGATGGCGGACATTGTCGGTAGAAGCAGGATCGACGGTGGTCTTCATTTCCCATCCGATATACAAGCAGGCGCACTGTGGGCAGACCTCTTGTGGAACGGTGCCAGAAGATCTGGTCTACGTACAGAGGAGCTAATTTCAAATGAAAAAATCAAAAAAGCACTTTAGAGCCGTCTGGATCTCCGACTTACATCTTGGAGCTGACTGCGCCTCCCCTCATAAAGTAAATGAATTTCTTGATTCGTTTACCTGCGACTACATGTATCTTGTAGGAGATATCATCGATGGATGGCGTCTCAAAAGCAGGTGGCACTGGCCAAACGCAAATTCCGCCACGGTGCGTAAGATTCTGAAGAAGGTTAAGCAGGGTTCTCGTGTCACGTACCTACCAGGCAATCATGATGAGTTCTTACGTCTTTGGCTTCCTACCAAAATTACTTTGGGCGACATCCAGTTCAAAAGTGAAGCGTGTCACACAACTCTTGACGGCAAGAAGATTCTTGTTCTTCACGGCGATCTGTTTGACTCTGCTGTCCGCCTCAACCCGCTGATCAGTGCCCTCGGTTCCACCGCATACGACTTCCTTGTTGTATCTAACCGTTTTGTTGGCAAGACTTTAAGGATATTCGGAAAGAAGAATTGGTCGTTCTCTAAATTCATAAAGCAGAATTTTAAGCAAGCAACAAACTTCATTTTTCATTTTGAGCACCACATCTCTGAATACACGAAGAGACGTGGATACGACGGTGTTGTCTGCGGTCACATCCATAAGCCAGAGATCCGTGATCTCAACGGCGTGTCGTACTACAACTGTGGCGACTGGGTGGAGTCGTTCAGTGCCTTGGTTGAAACAGAAGACGGTGAAATAAAGCTCGTGTATTGGGCAGATATTTAAAATTCGGGGAAGAAAAAAGAAGGATGTACCCGTTCTTTGAATGAATTTCTATACAATAGAAATTCATTTTAAAAAGGGGTTTACCTATGCGAATACTACTGGTCACCGACGCCTGGGAACCCCAGATCAACGGGGTTTGCACTACCGTTAAAAATGTACACAAAGAGCTAAACCAGCTTGGTCATGAAGTCCTACTTTTTCATCCAGGACTCTTTTGGGGAGTCACCATCCCAGGATCTGGAGGGGTAAAGCTGTGTTACCCGTTTCTTAAGAAGAAGATCGCCAGGTTCAAACCTGACAGGGTTCACATTTTCACTGAAGGTACTTTGGGTTTCAGTGCCAGACGAGCATGCGCAAAGCTCGAGCTACCGTTCACAACAGGATATCACACAAAGTTTCCAGAGATTTTAAACCAGTGGTACGGAATCCCCATAGGTCTGACCAGATCATACCTGCGCTACTTCCACAGCCTCTCCAAAGGAATTTTCGTACCCACCCGCTCCATGAAGGGAGAACTCATCTCCCTTGACTATCTGCTGTCTCCTGCAGGCAAGATCCACGTGTGGGGCCGTGGGGTAGACAGTGCCCACTTTTCACCCCCTGCATGGAAGCGCAATGCTCTCAAGATGGGCACCAGGCGCCTTATTTGTGTGTCGAGAGCCCATTGTGAAAAGAACCTAGAAGACTTTTGCGCCCTTTCAGGACACGGCTACTCGTGCACACTCGTTGGCGGTGGGTCGTATCTGGATACTCTTAAAAGAAATTATCCAAAAGTTAATTTCACTGGCTCTATGCCTCCAGCAGACGTTGGTAGAGCTCTACGTGAAGCAGACATATTCGTGTTCCCTTCCAAGGCTGACACTTTTGGTTTAGTCATGCTGGAAGCCAATGCATGTGGTCTTCCCGTCGTGGGATACCCAGTCACAGGACCAAAAGACTGGATTAAAAACGGGAAGAATGGGTACATCGCACACGACACTTCCTTTGAATCACTGAAGTTTGCAGTGCAGATGGCAAGCATCCATTGCGCACCCAAAGACGCAATTTCCCATGCTGAAGGAAATACTTGGGAAAAAACTGCCCAAGACTTCCTCGCCCTTCTTCATCCTTGCCGATAAATACTTCGGCCAGTTAATACTGACCAACGAGCGAATAGGATTCTCTCGGACACCACCTTCGGGTGCTTCCCCTTCTCGCTAGGGGATTACGAGAGATCCCTTTCACTCACATTTTCTTTCCCGGATTCCCCCCATTGCTTCCTTGCGGTGCTCTTCCCCCCAGAACCTCGCAGCAAACGTCTCAAAGCGCTTGACAGTAATGGGGGAATCTTCTTTTTCACGCAGCAACTCCAGCGCAAACCCAACCTGGTTACCCCCGTGAAGTCCCACCCTGCGAAGACGAAAGTCACGATCTGGGCCGCAGTGCCGCACCCGCTTCGCCCTCTCGTGAATAAAAAATTGGGCAGGACGCAGAAAGCGATCCTCCAAACCCATCCTGTCACTCCACCACTTTGATCCCATCACCCCCAGTGCCCAACGAATCCCAGGAGGAGGAAAACGACGAATCTTCGTCTCGTTCTGCCGCTGACCACGTGTCCACAAAGACCCCCAGTCCCACGACCCAAACGCCTCAGCACCCCACGCACACAACCACGTTTCAGCCCGTTTGCTTAAAACAGGACCACCCTCAAGCCACTCACGGTGCTTGCGGGCCCCCAACCTGTCAAAAAGATCAATCACGCCCATGTGCTGCGGAGACAACATCCAGCCCCAGACAGCCTCTCCCTGCCAACGAAGATGACGCCCACGAGTCTCCGTAGGCATCCCCCAACGGTCACGATGAAGAGGATGAATGTCTTCCCAGTACGAACCGTCAAAAGGACGACTCCAAGAACACACCAGAATGTCCGATGCGTGAACAAGACGTGTCGTCATGATCTCTATTTTCTTAAGAAGTGACCCTGAGGGGATTCGAACCCCTGTTACCTCCGTGAAAGGGAGGTGTCCTAGACCAGGCTAGACGACAGGGCCTTTTTTAAACGAGAAGCCTACTCGCCAAACATGAGTTCCCCCGAGGGAACTCACTTTAATATCCGTCTGGGCATACCCAGTGCCCAAAAAACTTTCTACTTTCTGCGATAAAGTTGTACCCAGTCGTGCATTCCCTGCCACCTGGGAATGTCAATCTCGCCATCGTAAACCCACTCCCTCTCCACAGCACTCCATAACCCAGTGGAACCAGTGGCTCCACCACTCCCCTCTCCCACAAGAATCAGCTTGTCCCCACCAAAGCGCTTCAGTGCCTCCGCTTGCCAGTCCACCTCTGTATCCATGTACGGCCACACCATCATCAGTGCGTCTCCTCCAGCCCCTTCCCCAGCGTGATCCTCCCCAGAACGCTGCACCACATCCGTCCACGTATGGGAGGAGCCTTCCCCCTCCGTGTCAAAACGCTCCTTTAGGAACGAATTCTTCTCCGCAGCATGAACGTCAGAAGCCTCCACCGTTACCTCCATGTCCCGAAGCAAACGAGCCCATAGACCACGGCCAGCACCTACTTCAATCACCTTGTTGCCGCCCAGCCACGCCTTCAACTCCTCCAGTGCCCCACGACTGGGAACAGCCCAGCCGTAACGACTCGTAAAGAAACGGCGTCTGCCGTATTCCTCACCGCCTTCCATTGGCCCAACACGATCACGAGGACCGTGCTCACGAATCCATGCCCAGAGTTCGTCGTTGTCCATAGAGGAAAGGGAGTCAGCTAATTTTGTAATGGAGTACCAGTTCATGTAGTTATGTTTCCCATCGTCAGGTGCCTTCTCCTCTGCAAAAAGTGGCTACAGTGGGTAGTAATTTTGTTATAAGTGTGATGAAGTGTGTAGCAGTGTGGGGCATTGTGGAGAGAAGTGGGGAACCGAATTTTCTTAAAACGAATTTTCTTATAACGCAGATGGGTGGCAAATAAGGTTAAAAATACGGGGGGTCTAGACTCTAAAATACGGGGGGTCTAGACTCTAAAATACGGGGGGTATGAAGTTAAGAGGGAGGGGGGTATGGGTGCTCATAGTCGTTACGGATGCAGAAAGTGAGCGATGGTCCGAAGGGGTCTGGAGTTTTGGTCCTCAAAACCTCCTCCAACAGGACTAAATTGGGATGGGTGGGAGCCATGATTCCCATGCGCTTTACGTGCTGGATGATGTAATTGAGAATGTGATGATCGCATCCATCCCCCACCTTGCGAGCAACCTCTGCGGTGCATTTGGGATGATTCAGGATGTCATAGGGGGTTTTCCAATCGTCTACGCTAAGGCTGGGAAAGTGTGACGCTGCCTCCATCAGCACCCTCTCCGTGACATTTGGACCCTCCAGTGCTGCCCTTCTGATCCACACATGGTATTGCGGCCCACTCACGATGCTGAGAAGAACGCTTTCTGTGGCTGCTTCTGAAGCGATTGCGCTGAGAAGTTCTTTTGGAATGTTCCATCCACTGCGGTTGTACTCATTCCTCTGGAAACGCCGGAGATCGTATTGGAGCATTTGGGTATCGTTGTCGAATTCACTACGATCCAGTTTGTGAAGATACCCTTGTTTCTCCCAGTCTTGGAGAACACTATTCGCAATGTAGCGCGTTTGCTTAAGTCTGCTCTTGAGAGCTTTTTCAACAATGGGCTTGAACTTCTCCTTGCGGAATGGATTACGGATACCTGAAATAGCATAGACTAACGACAAGCCCACTTCGGGATTCGGATGCTTCAGAGAACGGAGGAGAAAGTCGAAGGTGACATTGGGGTGCTTCAGGATGGCGCACATGTCGTATGAGCAAATTCTCCGTGATTCCATTGCCTTGGAGAACACATCCCCATTCGCATTGGGATTCTCCAGACACGGAAGGGTCGTATCGTACCTCTTGACGCCTTCCATGAGAACTTCAGGAGTTGCATTGGGATTCTTGGCAGCAGCAGCACGAACCTTCAATGAAAAGGTGGAGTACTTGAGGATTTTCCTAAGGACTTCTGGGGGCACACGGGGATGTTGTGCAACCCACATGTGGTGATCTTCATTCATTCCCTTTAAGATATTGAGAAACTCCTTTGTGGTGGGAGTTTTCTCTTGGGTGGTGTCGTTTGTGGTAGTCATTTTGTTTGCCCGAATTTTCTTAAGAGGCGGCTTTCTGTGCCTTCAGAGCAGCGACCTGGAGTTTAAGAATGGGATCCTTTTGTAACCTCTCTTGAGCAGCACTGCGGACTTGCTCAATCTTATCTTCCAGAGCCTTCAGCATGATTTCGGGAGTGACATTAGGATTCAGGGCAGCACCACTGCGGATACCTTCATCTTCATCCTCCATTGCCTTCCGCAGAATTTCAGGAGTGGCATTGGGATTCTTGGCAGCATAATAGCGGACCCAGCAATACTCGTCACCCATTGCCTTCAGGAGGACTTCAGGAGTGGCATTGGGATGCTTGGCAGCAAAACTGCGGACATCTTCATCCTTGTTGTCTAGGTCTTTCAGGAGTTTATTGGTAGTCTTGGTAGTCATCTTGTTTTCCTGCCCGAATTTTCTTAAGATGCGTCATTGGAGGTGTGGGGGATTCCCGTTGCCCATACGGAGCCATCACGACGAAAGTGAACGGAGTGAGCAGAAGAGACAGGTGACGTATCCTCATCGGTGAAGTACGGATGAGTATACGGATTGTAGCGTACTCTTCGTGGACTGTCAAGGGTAAAGAGCGGAGGAATCTTGGCAGTTTTCCACCGCCCACGCACTCCTGCGTGAACATTCTTCACCCTTTGGGCGAGAACACGTTCGCGCCCTGCTGAAGAAACATGAAAAGTTACTCCACCAGACAGAAGAACTTCCTCCAGAAGGGCAATCACCTTTCCTGTGTACCTGTCTTTCACCGACCAACACGCCTTGTGGAGATTCCTGTACACCGTCACAGAAACGTCTACTCCCTCTGGGTAACGCAGATACGGAGGCTGTTCTTTTTGTGATGTGGGCATGGGTGAAAGGTTTTTAAGGTTTAAGAGTAATTTTTAAGTTTTTTAAGGTACGATTATCTACATATTGTGATGTGTGCGTAATTGAGGTACAATTACTTGTTTGCCCGAATTTTCTTAAGAGGCGACTTTCTGTGTCTTGAGAGAAGCGACTTGGAGTTGAAGAATGGGATCGTTTTGTAAACTCTCTTGAGCAGCGCTGCGAACATCCGAATTCTTGTCTCCAATTGCCTTAAGCAAAATTTCGGGAGTGGCATTGGGATGATACGCAGCAGCCTCACGGATCTTAACAAACCTGTCTCCAATTGCCTTCAGCAGGACTTCAGGGGAGGCGTTGGGATTCTCCGCAGCATTATAGCGGACATCCGAATTCTTGTCTCCAATTGCCTTAAGCAAAATTTCGGGAGTGGCATTGGGATTCCCGGCAGCAGCATAGCGGACACTGTATTCCTTGTCTTTCATTGCCTTCATCAGGACTTCGGGAGTGGCATTAGGATTATCGGCAGCCTTCCAGCGAACTTCCTTATAATCGTCTTCCATTGCCTTCAACAGGACTTCGGGAGAGGCATTGGGATTCCCGGCAGCACAATAGCGGACAACGCGATCATTGCTGTCTAGGTCTTTCAGGAGTTCTTCAGGAGTATAAGTAGCCATGTCAGCTATCTCCATTAAAGGCTTCATCGGTATAACGAATGACGCTCTTGATCTTGCCATAATTGCGACGGGCAAACGCTACAATGCGCTTGTATTCCTTGGCGGTGCAGTAAAAGTGGACATCAAATCCACTCCCTCCACAGCCACTCCCGCAAAAATATGGCTGGTAAAAATCTTCAAGTGCATGAGAAATATCAAAATAATCTCCACGGCTGTAAAAGAAAATGTAGTGGTACTTGATCGGCTTCTTGGTCTTGATTTTATTAGTCATTTTGTTTTCCTTAATTTTCTTAAGAGGCGGCTTTCTGTGCCTTCAGAGCAGAGACTTGGAGTTGAAGAAGGGGATCGTTTTGTAAACTCTCTTGAGCAGCGCTGCAAACGGACCAATCCTTGTCTCCAATTGCCTTCAGGAGTACTTCGGGAGTGGCATTGGGATTCCGGGCAGCATGGCGGCGCACACGAACAGACCTGTCTTCGATTGCCTTCAGCAGGACTTCGGGAGTAGCATTGGGATGCTCCGCAGCAGCACAGCGGACATAACCATTCTTACTGCCTAAGTCTTTCAGGAGTTCTTCAGGAGTACTGTTCTTAGCCATGCTCATCGTATGGTAGCACAAGAGGCTAGCGCCGTCAAGTATAGTACGCTACTTTGACATAGATTACATAAAAGATAAAGATTACTTCTTCAATTTTTTCTTTTTAGCACTGTAGAGCAAGGAGTGAAGTGGATCATTCCATCCACTCCTGATTGCCTTGGCGTTTGCTGCTGCTTCGGAGCGAACAAGCTTGCTGGAGTCAATGGCAGCTTCATTCCACAGAGAACGGCTGATCCTTCCATTGGAAGCGGCTGCTCCACGAACTTCTGGACACGGATCTGCCATTGCCAATCGGAGTATTTTTGCCGTGGCGTTTGGATTTCCTGCCGCCGCAAAACGGATCAAGGGATGCGGATCTCTCATGCACTTTGACAGCATTCGTTCGCTACGGGAGTGAGAAGCAGTAAACGCGCCTTCCACAATGTCATTTGTCGCCTTGCGATACTTCTTGCTCACTTGAAATTCCTCATTTCGTGTATCTCAATCTCTGTCATGCCGATGGCAATGCCGACACACAGAAAAGCAATAAAGGTCAGAATCATGAAGTTGAGCCACAACAAATCCAATAGATCAAGAGTTTGGGGACTTATCTTCACTTACCGTCATCTTTCTTGAAGCAGTCCCAGCCCCTTGACTCAGCAATGGCATGAGGATCGTGTAAACGAGAATTGTCAAACATGAGGGAGTTGTACTGCGCTTGCGACTGGGCAACTTCTCGTCTTGCCTCGTCACGCTCCTTCAGCGCCTGATTGCGCTCCTCCATCAGGCGCAGGGCATCATCGGAAAAGCGCTCTTCCTGCTCCCTCGCATCGTCGCGTTGAGACACGAGTTCGTCAATCATGTCCTTCATTTGAAGCATCAGAAGACGATGTTCATACCATCTGTCTGGATCAAAATATCTGATTGCCTCAGAAAGTGACTCGTTGATGTGTCTCAGCCTTATTTCCTGTGGCTTTGGTTCAAGTGCCATCTTGCGTGATTCCTTTCACTTCAAAAGAATATTTATGTTTAATCATCCCAGCCCAATGCTTTGGAGATTGGCTGAAACCACTCGGTGTGTGTTGGATGTGGGTAGATGCCAAGCCTCGCCAATTTCCATAGAACTTCTTCTGCTCGCTTACGGCAGTCTTCCAAATCTGCGCCATTTTTTGCTTCGGCAGCAATTTCTCGCAGATCACGAATGAAATCTGCACGGGTGGAAGATGTCGGTCTGTTCATGTCGAAATCCATGGGACTCCTCAGTCGGCAATGGGTTCTGCTGCGGGGGATTCGATGACCACTTTGCCCGCCTTGCGCGCAGCACGAGCCTTGCGGAGAAGAGCGCGAAGAGGATCTTTCCACTTCTTTGCGTTCGGGTGCTTACGCGCTGCCTTGCGAACATTTTTGTTGGGGTCTTCCAGAAGAGTATGCCACTGACCCTCCGTGAGGTACACGGAACTTTCAGCGATCTCAATGCGGACATCGGTCCATTTGCTGACCAATGCAGCCTTGTGAACATCAGCACCGCACACCGTCTTGCTCCAACAGGCGTATTTTGTGATGGATGTGCGAATATCTGGAGAACGACTGCTAAGAGCCTGAACAGCCAAATCACTGTAATTGAGCATCTCGGAGTTACTTACTGCCTCCATGCGGACCCTCCGGGAAGCGTCCTGAAGCGCAAGCCCCAAAACCGTCTTGCTCGCGTGACAACTGTCTGCAGCAGTTCCCCGCACATCCTCATACTCGCAGGTCATGCAAATGAGTTCCTGCTCCTTTGTCAGACGAGCATTTTCGATAGCCATACACATGAGACGGCAATCTTTGGACGCAAGAGCCTTGTCGATGCACCGCTTCGACAGCGATTGCTGAGCAACATTGTATGCGATCTCCTTCATCTTCTTGTCCTTGCAGTTCACAAGGTCCAGAAGGCAAAACACAAAAGGCTCATCCAGCTTGTTGGAGTAATAGGAGAAATCAATCTCTGCAAAATTTTTGGCTATCAATTTTAAGAAGTTGTCGCTGTGAACAGCATCTTTAAAGAACTTTGCAAGAATGGGATTGATCTTGTTTTTCTTTTTGGCAGGCATGGTGGTTTCCTTGTTTCAGAATTATCTCTTGTTGTATTCGGCAGCAGTCTGGCGGGTGTAGTTGAAACTAATGGGCGACCCAAGCTTGTTCACGACATTCCGATGGAGAAGCCGCTTGATGTTTCTGAACTTCTGTGAAGTGCAGTACAGGTGGATGTCGAATGCTCCCGTCTGGATGAACATGCCTGATCCGTACACGGCGCTTTCGTAACGCTCCTCCAGCAGATCTCTGGTGGAGATGTAGTCACCCTTCTTGTAATGGATGAAGTAGTGGTGCTTCGATGGCTTTTTCGTAGAAGTGGCAAGTGTCATAGAGGTAGTTTACGCAACCGTTGGGGGCTGTCAAGAGGTGTATGCTACTTTTCCGACACTTTTTAAAATGAAAATTTATGCCGCATTTTTTAAACTAGCCAAACTGTTTGTCCGTCTAATTTTTCTGACTAATGACTCTATGTTTTTCAATGTTCTGTGGTCTGATGGAGTTTTGCTTGTCACCACAGTTGCTCCATCACGATTCTTCCAAACTAAGTGTTTGCCTTTTCTTGAAATGAAAAAGCCGTTTTCTTTCATGAACTGTTCGATTGCTTTGCAAGTATTCATGGTTGTGGCCTCGTATAGATACAGGTCCAACATCTGAAGATTCAGAGCACAGAAAACGGCAAGATTTCAAAAAAGTACTGAACCGATTACAGGACGCTATTTCTGGCCCTGTGATTCGTCAGGGAAGCAGTCCCACTTCCTCATTGCTGCATAACTTTGAGGAGAGATCTTTCCCTCAAAGTTGTGAGACTTCAACTCACACACTTCGCGTCTTGCCTCATCTCTTGCCTCCATCATGGCAGAAATAATGCTCTCTGTTTTTTTTATGTCTTCAGGTGGCATGATGGAGTTGTGGATGTCGATGTATCCACACTCTAATCCTGCAAAGTACGCATCTGGACCAAATCCAAATATCTGATACAGAACGTATCTGTAAGAGCCACGGTGCACAAGGTCTCCTTCATGGATTCTCTTGCAGACTTCATAGAACGCCCTTAAACGATCATCGTTAGAAAGTCTGTTCCAAAAGTCTTCCGCACTCTGCTTGAAGTTTTCTTTTTCTTCTTGCAAACAATCATCAATAGATTTGCCGTCTTTTCCATTTTCGGAAAGCGCTTTGACCAAAGAATCAATTTGCTCTTTTTCTGATCGTGAATCGCTATCCATTTTTATACTCCCGCCTCATTCATTAAAGGAGCCTAAGTGCCTCTGAAAGACACTGGTGTGCGTCGTAGAGATAAGAAGAAGCTCTCTTTGCAGAGTCAGCACTTCTTGCTCGGTTTATGCTCCTGACAGCATCATCAAGTATAGAGATGCATGAATAAAGGTCTTTCTGCGCTTTTTCAACAACAGACATAATGCTGTCACGAGCAGATGAGCACATCCTGATCTTCTCTATTCCGGCAACGATGCCGTAGACATCATCGCAGTCGCTCAAGACTTTTCTCTTAAAGTCAAGAACATCGCTTTCAATGTCTTCAATCTGATTGGAGATGCCTTCACGTAAGACGGCAAACTCCACAGCCCCCGCATCTGTATCAAGCAGTTTAGAAATTCTGTACAATTCATCTAAAACTGTATAAGAGGCACTATTCATGATTTGATGCCTGCTTCGGTGCGAGCCTTGTCTAAAATCTCCCACATCGGGTTGATGACATAGGTTGGATTATGCGGGTTGTCTGCGCGACTTTCTAAAATAACACCCTTTTTTTCTAGTGCACTAAGACCATTGATAATTCTTCCCGCAAAATACTCACTGCTTCTTGAGGTGTGACTTGTGCGGTAATAAGCCTCAAAAAGACCGTACATCTCGCCAAGGGTCAATTTGCCTTTGCGCAAAAAAACAATCGCCATTTCCTGAATCTCTAGTCTTGAAGGACTGGATTTATTCACGGAAAAATCCCCTTTATTTCGAAGGGATCGTGGGGATGATTTTCACCATCTGGAAGAGAATCCAAACTCCCCATGCCGTGAAGCCAGCAAGAACAATGCACTTGATGGCAGAAACTGGAATCGACAGAGTGATGTACTCAGATTTTTCTTTTGGAGTAGACATTGCTGCTCTTTCTCAAGCAATCGTTGCTGTAGTGAACTTTGGGATCAAACGGCCAGACTTCATTGGCGTATGCGTATCCCAAGAATGCAATTGCAGATGGGAGTCCGATAACAAAAAACCAAATGAACAGGTCGTGGTGCATACTTATCTATCAGTATCCCGACCAGTGGCAGAGTGACCGCAAACTTCAGTTTTTTGCCGCTCTCAGCAGATCGTAAAAAGGCGTGAGAGAAAAATCAATGCATGACACCTTGCCCAGAGCATCTCTTACACATGTTTTTTCAACGTAATTTTCTCTGACAAGGTTGTTGACAGAGTACTCAAACTCTCTCTTGAGCAAACTTTTGTGCTTTTTCATTAAACATCTCTGCAGCGTATCGTAATCAATCTTACTTGTCTGAGAGATAGCACAAATGATGTCTTCTTCCAAACGACTCAAAGAATTACCCATTTGCTTCCTTTGCTTTGTTCATCAGTTCTCCAAAAGGATTGATGAAGTAAGTTGCTTCTTCGTGAAAAAACGGTAAGAAACGACTCTTACCACCTTTGCTCGTTGCAATAATGATGCTGCGAGCCATCATGTCGTCAATTACTTTGCTCAGTTCTGTTGAATTGATGCCTTCTGGAATGTGCTCCGAAGCAGCAAACATCAACTGGTTAAATGAATAACCTTGATCAAGTTCCATTCTCTCACGGATACCAGTTTCCATGAGGTGCATGCGCTCGGAACTATCAGTTCTTCTTTTCAACTATGCCTCTCTTTTTAATCCTGTCTCGCACTTCTTCAAGAGATATCGGAGTATAGCCAATTCTCTCTACACATACAGAGAAATATCTTAAGTCCTCTGAAACATGTGGTCTCATAATGTCGTCTGGGGAGCCATCATAGTTCTCCAGTACCGCTTCTGCGTGAAGATGTGCGTGGATGTTAACCCAGTTTGTCTTGCTCCGGTGCCTGTAAAGAGACCCTGGGTGCAGTGGGATGTGCGACAGCACTTCATCAGCAAGTTGATGAGTGGCACGAATGTCGTAAAAATACTTCCTGTAGACGGACAGGTCCATGGTGTCGTGGTTACCCTTGATGAGAACCTTAGAGCCATGAAGAGTTGAAAGAATCTCCATGTCTTTTGGCTTGAACGCAACATCGCCAAGCACATACACCTTGTCTCCTGGCTTAACGGCAGAGTTCCAGTTCTCCACCATCTTTGCATCGCCTTCTGCTGCGCTTGAAAAAGGGCGCACTTTCTCTCCATTGAATCGCCTGAAGCCGTACATGGCTTCATGTCCAAAGTGAGTGCAACCAATCAGCCATGTTTGACTAGACATTTCTTTCAGCAGCACCAAAGTGGATGCCGTCCGTGGAGTGTTGAACAACAAAATCAAGAAGCGTTTCAGCAAAATGATTAATGATGGCTTTTCTTCGATAGGCTCCCTGACATCGGAACTCGGCACAAACATTACCGTCTTCTTCTGTCATAGACCTAAATGCATCACGAATGTGATGATGCATCACGCCGATTGCTGAGGTTAGATCATCTTTCCTGTCCTTGGAAACGCAAACTCTAAATGAAAAAATACCAAATGGTAGCTTCTTGCCGTAGTGAGGAAGAGACTTCTTCTTGACAGTTTTGTTTTCCGTCTGCATTTTTAATCCTGATTTGAAAACTCCGAATCCTTGAAGTTGACAGGCTCGTAATTGCTCACATCAAAGTTTACGCGATTGTGCCCAAAGTGCTTATCGACACGAAAGATGTTGAAAAACGGCAAATGACAATCTTCAATCATTCTTGCGTCACCCTGATTAACGGGACGAAATTGACTGATACAGATAGGCCCGTCCATTGAAAGAAAATGAAAAGTAAAAACCATGACTTCCATTTTCAAAACGAACGGATGATCTGCTGGGACCTGTTCCATGGAGCCATGATCTCTAACAACTTGCTCCACAAGCGCGCTCTTCAATTCTTGAGAACTGATAGGAATTTTCTTTTCTGCACACATTTTATCCAAGTCTTCCGCATGCTCCTTGCGCATAAAGCAAGACCATGCTGTTGATGCAAAAGTAACAACAATCGGCTGATCTTCAAAGTCTTCTGCGACCTTATAGATGATCTGAGAAGTGGCTTCAAAAAATAAGTCTTTTTCTTCAATGCAACCAAGCTTATTGGGAGAAATAAAAGCAACTCCACCACTGTAGAAAGCAGTCGCGTGTGGAGGCATATCTTGGTTATTTTCTTTCCTATAAGAATCCATTGCCGTAAAGGTTCTGTCAGAGATCACCTCCAACAGTTCCTTGATGCTGGCTCCGTCCTCGCGACGATCCATCCAATCGGAAATCTTATCACCATCGTGCATTCCATCAAAGGGAGAAGTGGTGACTTCGATGCCAAAATCAGGTTCTTCCATGATCTACTCCTGCTAGCAATGCTTCCAAAGATTTTTACTTAGGATTTCTCGCACAGTGCTTTCTGAAACCCCGTACTCTTCAGAAAGTTCAGAGACTTTCTTGCCGACATCACGGTCTTTTCTCATCTTGCGAACAAGACTTTCATTAAGCCTTGCACGACCATTTTTCTCTCCTGCCCCAATAGGGAAAACAGTTGGAAATCTTTTTTCGCGCCACACCTGTCGATTCACAAGTGACAAATGTTCAGGATTAATGCACAGTCTATTGCCGCATGACGGAATTACTACTCCTTTTTTGTGCTGCATACCAGCGCAGATAAGAGCAACACGACGAACATCTCGTGGCATTCCCATGAATTTTTGAACGCCATATCCACAAGTCTTGTGGACATAGCCATTCCATAAGATACAGCCGTCAGCACTTTGAATGGATTTGCTTGAAAGAAGCTCTCTGCCTCTTACAATCCATTCTTGCTCAGTATATGGTTTTCTCATTGCTTGGGCAAAATGTTGAGATTAAGAAAGTAACTACGTGGCAATTTCTTTTCAGGATGATTCTCTGTGGGCTCAGAGCCAAGCACGCAGAACACATACCCGTCTTTTTCTTCTCGCACCCACATGGGAACCATCGTCGGCCCAGTGCAAGGATTAAAATTAGGGAAAAGTAATTGAATAGCAGTTGGCGTCATCATCCCAACCGCAAACCTGTAGCCTTTGGAGGACATGCGCTCCATTACTTGTGCCATTGACATGACTACAAGGTAGTGCAGGAGGCGGGCTTTGTCAAGCCCCGTACTGTACTTTTTGTAGATTACACGATGGCGCAGGCGGCGCAGTATGCGTTCATGGCGATTGCGCTTGCGGAGCCAACATTGATGCTCCGAACTGATCCATACTGAGGAATGTATAGGACATTATCGCACACTTCAAGCACCTCTTGAGGTATACCTATCTGCTCTTGGCCAAAAATCAGAACATAGTAAACTGAGGGTTCAAATAAAAAATCGTTTATGTTTTCTGAATTCTCAACATTGTCTATACCGACTATTTTGATCTTTTTGCAACCATGTAATCCGCCCAATGAGCAAAAGTAAGCAGATAGATCGTCAACAGACTTAACATGACGAAAATTAGTGTAGTTATGAGTTCCAACGGTCCCACGCCTGTCGTACTTTTTGTTTCCATAAATGACTACTTCTTTCGCCAAAAACGCATTAGCGTTACGAATAACGGTTGCAATATTAAAATCATTCCCAATGTTGCAGCAGACAACTGAATAATCAAAACGCTTGTCATTAAGATCAGCTCTAATAGCGTCGTCTTTCCAGTATGCATAATGATCTATGATATTACGTGTCTCTTTTGCATTTATCATGTTTTTGACCAGTTATTAAACAATACATTCGTGATCAATGCAATCTTCATTTCATAAAATACGTTATTATTTGAAAGTCCAACTAATAAGTGCCAATATGATAGCTAAAATACACATAGTTAAAAATCCGTCAATTGCTATGTCCGTGACAGACATAACAACTTCTATTGGTCTTACCTTTTTAGCTTCCAACAGACTTTTGATGTACTTCATTTCATTACGCTTTTCTCAAAATCTCTTCTAATTCATAAATAAATATTGCGTGCCTTGAAGTTGTAAAAAGGTTGCTTGGTGCTTTTTCAAGCTTATTCAGTGCCTCAGATATGATGGAATTGAGGCGAGCTACTTCAGTTTCTGATGAGTTTTCATTTTTAGTTGTGTTCATTATTTTCTCCTTGAAATTTTGTTTTCGTCATTCGCACTTTTTTCCAGTGCCTTTGCTATATCTTTTTCGTGACCATAATCTAAAATCGGGCTTATAGAACCACAAAAAATCCAGTTTCTCCAAAGACCGATTACACTTTGAGGAATTTCTTCAGTCGAAAAATTGGCAACGAAATGTGTTGAAACTTTTTCCATGATGCACTTCCTTTCTTTCGCAATTTGATTGTGCATATTTAAGTATCCATGCATCTCTGTTTCAGTGCCACAATATGAAAAATTATGTTTCGATTATTTTTACATAACTAGGAAGTTTTAGTTTTTCAACACACTCAATCATGTGCTTCGTGCCTCTTGAGTGGCCGTCCCAAATAGCAATG